GCCACTAAAAATGGTGAACCATGTGATATTGATGAAGCAATTTTACAATATTATGAAGAATTTTTACCTTCAAAAGAAACATATTGGGAATCTGAACACCTTTATCAACATTTAGATCAAGTTTTATCGTCAATTCCTTCTATTGGTAACAACGACATACTACTAGAATACTCAACAGAGTTATTTCATAAGTGATTTACTACGTTTTTTACGGTGAAATGTAATAACAAACCTGTGAACCTCATCTTGAATGGTTGCAAGTAGGTTAAAAAACTTAGAATTCTCAAATTTTACCGTATTTCCATCAATAAAATGTAAAATATCTGACTTGTGAGACGAATTTTTACTAATTGACACTAAATCTACCCTATCAAGTATAGAAAGTTCGTTAAAAACCCTATTTGCTACCCCTAATTGACCCTTACCACCATCAATTATAACCATATCAGGTAGTTTTTTCTTCTCTGATAGTAATCTTTGGAACCTACGACGTAAAACTTCATCAAAAGAAGCATAGTCATCAGGACCTTCTACTGTTTTTATGTTGAATTTACGGTATTCAGAGGTGTTTTTCTTACCATTAGTATATCTAACTAAGGCAGACACCTGACAATCACCCCCTGTATGGGAGTTATCATACATTTCTATGTCAATTGGGGTGTTTTTTAACCCATAAGTGGTCTTAAAGTCGTCTGCAAGTACCAAATAACCACCAATTCTTGTAGTTTCAACACATTTTTCATACTTATTTAGTGCATCTAACCTAAATTTGATGTCATTTGCCTTCTCAAACTCCATATTCTTACTGTATTTACCCATCAAACGGGATAACTTACCTCTATATTGATCAATTTTATAAGAAATTAGGTTTTTTAGGTCAGAAATGGTGGAGTTGTAGACAAATTTATTGATATTACCAACACATGGAGCGTCACATCTACCCATATGGTACTCTAAACAAGAGGAGAACTTAGTATTTTCGACATTTTCAGGTGTAATATCATAAGAACATGACCGTAAATTAAATATATCATGTAATAAATCATACATTTCATAGCAAATATTACTACTTGTAACACAAATTAAGGGGTCTGAGTCTAAATTTGTCTCATTTTTTACTTCTAAACGTGGAAAAACCTCATTTGATAGGGTTAAATACCATTTTTTTGACCGATCATCCTTTAATTTGATGTTAAATTTAGGTTTATGGGTTTTAATTAAGTCATTTTCAAGTGTAAGAGCGGAATTTTCGTCCAAAGTTGTCAAAAAATCAACATCTGAGACGTTTTCTACTAATAATTTGGTCTTATCTGAGTGATTTTTGTTAGAAAAGTACGATTTTACCCTGTTTGGAAGGTATTTTGCCTTACCAACATAGATAATTTGACCTTTTTTGTCTTTAAAAAGGTAGCAACCACTAGATTTTGGGATATTTTTAAGTTTTTCTTCTAACATTTAGGCTAAAATACAACTTTTTTAGGTAAAAACCAACATTTTTGACTATTTATTAGTATGAAAATCATAATAACAGAGTCACAATGTCAAAAATTGGTCGAAAATATTGAAATAATTGACAATATTTTAGATAAATTAGGTAAAATTGGGTACGAAAACCTTGAAAATGACGAAAAAATGACCCTAAATAGGTACTCAGAGTGGTTAAATTCGGGTAAAAAAGGTGAATTTATGGGTGAAATTACCCCTAAAAACACCGATTTTGAGGCTAAAATAGGTGAAAAATTTACAACAAATATGAGTGATGATAGTGAATTAACTTTTACATATGATTACTCAGATATATTAAAACACGAAAACATACATTACGGTACTGTAAAATGGCACGGAGAAGAATGGATAGGTCTAATTGCAACAGATAAGAATGATAAAATAACTGAAATTGATTTTGTTATAGATCAAGATTTTTATTTAGATAGTGACGTAGAAAGTTTTAGTGAATATGACGACAGTAATGAAAAAAGATTACAAGACGAAATAGGAAAAGATTATAAAAGATTAGAATATTTCTTCCAAGAAGACGTTATACCTTTTTTAGTTGATTAAATCGTTAGTTTTAAGGTAATCAAATAAAGACTTAGCCAACTTTTCACCAAATTTTATGTCGCTTGGGTAATGTGCCTTTGCCATTTGTCTTGAATAAACAATATCATCTTTAATTTTTTTTAATTCATTTTTTAATTTAGGGTATTTGTGAGATAAAACTAAATATATTAGATTAGATTGTGTTGAATGTCCTGACGGGTATGCAAAACCTTCCATAGATTTTAACATGGGGTCTGTTAAATTTGGATCAACCCTAAATGGTCTAGGTCTTTTATAGAAGTTTTTTAACTCTAATATTATATATCTTACATCATTAACTAATTTATTTATTAATTTAGTTTCATTTATGTTTTTTTCTTCTAAAAAGTCTATGAAGTTTTGTGGTATATTATCTTTTTCTTGTACAAATCTTTTTTTAAGATCTATTTGTTTTAAGTATTGGATTTCTTTTTTTGTTTCTTTACTGTTGTCAGATGGGGGAGGTAAACTTTTGAAATTAGATAAATCAAATTTTTTAAATAAATTTTTTGTAATAATTTTATTTTCATTTAATGACATAAGTTTTTTAATTCTAAAAATTTCTTCTTTTAATTGCATATTTTATAAATATCAAAGTATTTATTATTATGATTACAAAAAAAGATTTTTTGAATAGAGGTATTGTGCTAACAGAACAAAAAAATTCTAACAATGATTTTGCAACCATGATATCATTATTATTACATTCAAGAACGCAAGCACATACATTACATCTTCAAACAGAATCATACCCTGAACATATGGCATTAAATGGTTATTATGATTCTATTGGTGATATTATAGACGGATTAGTAGAATCATATCAAGGTAAATATGGTATTATTAAAGGTTATAAATCTTTTGACATTGTGGAATATAAATCTACTGAGTCAACAATAAAAATATTAAAAGAACTTTGTGAAAAAGTAGAAAAATTAAGAAATTGTTGTAAAGATTCTTACATACAAAACCAAATTGACACGGCCTGTGAGCTAATCAATTCAACATTATATAAACTAAAATTTTTAAAATAAAAAAAATGAAAAAAAGACAAATTTTATTGAGCGAAAGAGAATTTTTCAATTTAATAAAAAGAATTGTAAAAGAAGCGCAAGAAGAAGAAATGGACATGGATATGGACATGGATATGGACATGGATATGGACATGGATATGGAAGATGAAGAAATGTCTCCTGTAGAAATGATTGCACAATGGTTTGAAGATGAGGGTATTTTAGATTTACCTGAAAGAAAACTTGACAGAATTGAAGATAAAATAGAGATGATTAAATCAAGATCTTTAAGAGAAAGAAAACTTTATGAGGATGAAGATATGGGTAGAAAAAGACCTAGTTTCTCTTCAAGAATGATGCAATATGGTGGTGGAGTAATGACACTTGCTGGACTTATGGGAGTTGTTGGTAATGCAATGGGTTGGACCGACACCGAAGTTTCTCAAAAATTAAACGAACTTACAAGTGTCTTAGGTGATACATATGAAGTTGGTCCTTTGAGTGTTGCTATGTTGGCCGCAGGTATTGGTTTAGCGTTAGCGGGTAAAGCAAAGGCTTACAACGAAACTGAAAGAAATAAAAGAAAATAAATTCAATCATTATTTTAAAAACCCTTCTTTATGAAGGGTTTTTTGTTTCTCTTTCTTTTAAATAAGAATTTAAAATTTTTAAAACCTCATCTATTTCCTCTTTTTCTTCGTCACTAACAATTTTTATTTTTTTCTTTTCATATAAAAACTTATGAAAGAAAAAATAATGAACAGTGATTATTGAAAAAAAAGACACTATACTTAAATTAAAAAAAATTAAAAAAGGTACAAACATAAAAAATAATGAGCTAAAAAAATTAAAGTTTTTTGAATTAGAATATGAAAGTAATTTATAATTTAAAATAACTCTTTTTAATTTAGGTGTTGAGCAATCTTTATAAAGTTCAGCTTCTTTTTGAATTTTTGACATAATATTAATTTTCTACAAATATATAAATAATTTTTAAAACAAAAAAATTATTGGAGATTTGCATCAATATTTTTTCCAATTTCTTTATATATTGGAAGGTGTCCGTGACAGTTTTCAACATTACCAATTGGTGGGTCAATTACCGTAACTCCCAAATCCTCAAATTTTTTGTAATAGTTATCGACGGTTGATTGTTTTGTATTTTTAAGAATACAATACCCCGCAGAACTACATGGTATTTTATTACCGTATGTCCCTTGAACCACCAATAACTTAGCGTTAGGAAATTTTTTATTTATCACATTTACTAAGTTTTTTACATCATTTGGACAATTTTCTTGATAAAGATCATTAGTTCCAATTGATATGACTACGTTTTTAACATGTGGTTCAACTAATGGATGATTATTAACATAATTGTAAAGAGTATCTTTATCCTTACTAACACAAGAATAAATAGAAATTCCACCTTTTTGTAATTTACCAAACCCTTCAGTCCCCGGTCTTCTTTTTGCTCTTGTTTGTGCTTCAACGTAAGGACAAGTTGAGTCTCCGATTAATAAATCAACTGGAGTATCTGAAACAGCATCTTCTCCTGTATTAATGTCTGTACTTATGTTTGTATTATTACATGCACATTCTCTAACCCACTTTCCTTCTTTTTGTCTTCTTCCAGGATTCGCAGTTTTTGACGCTATAGCATCTGCGACTGCACAATAATCTTTATTTTTTGCGGCATCTAACATATCTTGATACCTATATCTTAAACCAGTACCATAATTATACAATACGGAAACCATTGGTGCTAAAACACATGCTGGTATTTCATTATATATTTCTTCGCCAAATTCTTTTTTTAAATCAGGAAGATAAACATCTTTTATTAGTCTTTTTAAATCTCTATCGGCGTCTTCTTTAGTAACCCTATAATCGATCCACTTTACTCCGTATTTATTTTCACCCGGTGGATGAGTACAATATTCATAACCTAAAGGTGAATCACAAGTATGGTTTGGAGGTCTTTGATTTGGTAAATACTCAAATGTCCCGTCACTATAAGTTGTGGTCATACTACCATGACCCATTCTAAAATTATTAATGTCCCATCTCATATATTCAATAAACCCTTCTTCTGCGATTAAGATAGTCTCTATTTGTTCATCTAAAGACGCGTCACAGGTTGTTTCGTAAACTTTTGATTCACCTAATTCACCACTCCATTTTCCAATAATTTTTCCAGGTACATCAGTATCTGATTTTGTAAAATCAATACCAACATTTTGATCAAATGGTTTTCCTGTGTCTGGATTTTTCACACCTGAAAGTCCACCTAAAACTATTTCAGTAATAACACTGCTAAGACTATTTATTAATTTATATTTTGGCATATTAAATAAATATACATTAAAGTAAGTATTTATATAAATAAGATTTTTATGGAAAAAGAAAACCTTTACGACCCAAACCCAAAATTAGAAAAACATGATAGAATAGTTTTGGTTAGTATGGATGGAGATGACGTTCCACCCCTTTCAAAAGGTGTTGTAATAAAAAATCTTAATAACCCTGAAGAATTGAAGGGTGAAATGCAAGAAGATGCGTATTGGGTTGAATTTTATGATCCTGATACAAATGAATTTTTAAGTAAAATTAAATTATTGGCAGATGCAGATATTTGGTTATATGATATCGATTATTATCAAAATGAACATCTAAAGGAAAGTCTTTTTTTTATTACTAAAAAAAATATAAATAAAGTAAAATTATAGTTATGAGAGGTTTTGTTGGAATGACACCAAAAGAAAAAGAAGACATTATGAAGTTACACAGTAAACCTTATAATGGTTATGCTATAGTAAACCCTAACCCAAATGTATATACACCAATTGAATATAGTTCTGCAAGAGACACAAAAGGTATAACGTTAGATAATAAAAATAACCCTTCTGTGTATAAAAATTTTGGGGTTAATGAAATTGCGGCAAAAAATCTTCATTATGATGAAATTGAACCGGCATATGAATTTGATTCAAGTGGACCTGGAGATGAAAATTTAGGTTATAATGTTTATTCACAAACAAAACCATCTTATGATTTTGATTCCAAAGGACCTTCAGATCCTTACTATGGTGGAGGATATCAAACAGGAGAGGAAGATTCAAAAAAACAAGAATTTGATTTTGATACAATAGATTTTGAAGAGTATATTGATGATGTCGATGGTATTGAAAATTTAAAAGAGAGTGTTTTTAAAACATTAAAAATGATTGAAAAAATTGATAGATAAAAAATGGAAGTTGTTGATATTATATCGCACCATATAGATAAACTACAAAATATTATTGTTGTTGAATTTAAATGTCTTGGTGATGATGAGGATATCGTAAGGGAAGATTTTATTGAATATTCTTTTTTTGAAGAATTTGGTTTTAATGAAAAAGAAAATTTTGAAATATTTGAATCAATGTTTGAAGATGATGTTGATGAATGGGAAACCGACGAATATGATTATGTTGATGAGTATAAACTAATTTCTTTTTTAAATGAATATTACATTGTTTATCCAAAAAAAATACCAAAACCAGAATATAAATGAAAAAAATAAATGAAGATATAATTAGGATTAAAAATCTAATGGACCTAAAAGAAAATGAGGATGGTTTAGAAGATTATTATAAACAAAAATATACCGGACAAGATGGTCCTCATGATGAAGATGATATGGCTCCTCACGGTATGGATGATGATACTGATTTAGGTGAAAATGAATTATCTGAAGATGACGCGGCTGCAGCATCAACAGGAGGGGCGGCATACCCAACTGTTACCAAATGGGATAGTGGGGTTGCAAGAGGAAAAGGAAACCCAATTGATTTTAAAAAAAAATGGGAAAGCGCATTAACAAGAGGTAAAGGAAATACTTTATTATGAAAACACAAAAATTAAATGAAGAAATAATTAATCAGTTAAGATTAATAAATTTTGATAGGTCTAAAACAATATTGGAGCAAAATCAAAGAAGAGTTTCCATAGAAGGTAGAATTTTTAATGGAATTGACGGAAACCCTTGTGAATCATGTAATGTTACTTTATATGTAAACAACATTGATACAAATAAAGTTTTAAATCATGAATATTATGAAAATAAATTTTATAGAACGTCCTCTGTTGCTGAAACCCAAACCACTTCTGAAGGTTATTATGGAATAACCACATATATTGAGCCGGGACCTTATGCCATCATAGCAAATGGTGCAACCACATATGATTACACTACTGTTTATTTTAATGTTGTAAAGTCTGGAACCTACAACATTGACATACAATTGGCAAAAGTTGTAAAAAACTTAGGGGAGATCACCGTATGGGGTGATCCTAAAATGAAGGCCTTACAAATAAAATTTGACGATTTACAAAAGTATTATAACATTTTAATGGATACTAATTGGTCAAATAATACCTATAATTATAGTTTCCCTGACCCATCAAAATTTGCGGACAATATAAATGGAGTAAAAGATATGAAACCATATGTCAATACTGTACAAAACGCAGTAAATGAGTTAAGTGTTAAAATTAAAAAAGGTGAAAAATATTTGAAGGGGGCTAAAGAATATGTTGATATTAAGGGATTGAAACCTCTTGATGTTCTAAGAGATTTTGGAACACAAAATGCGTATACTATTATGCATAGTCTTTATAGTGTTGGTGGAGACGCTGTGAATTTATGGAGAGAATGGCATAACAATGACGGTCAATTTTTTGACCCAAATAGATACGAACTATCAAAAGAAGATATTGAGTATATAAAAAATATGGAGTCTAGAAAAAAGGCAGTTTTTGATAGACAAGTTAAGTCGTTCGTAGAATTGTATCATAAGTACTCACCATATGTGGCATTAGTTTTATATTTTGTACCTGGAGGTCAGTGGTTTGCTGTTGGTATTGAAGCTGTTGACGCTATTTTATATGCAACATATGATGAAGATTATTATATGGCGGGATTATGTATAGCATTAACGGCAACAGGTGCTATTGATAACGTACTTTTATCGTATCCAGGAAGTAAACAAGCTATTGCCAATTACATTAAAAAAACAATGTCTAAGTCTTTGATAACTAAAGGTATGAGAGAAGGGGTAGAACTTTTAATTAAAAACGGAACACCAAAAGTGGTTTCTAATTCTTTAAAGTTCGCTGCTAAATTTATATTAGGGTTTTTTAAATTAATGAGTAAAAGTGTTGAAGCCTTTTTTATAGGATTCAAAAAACTTTGGAGTGTTTTAGATTATTGTCCTGGTTGGTTAAAGACATTATTAAATATGGTGAAGAATATGGCTTTTCAAATCGGATCTGCGGTTTGGACATGGGATTTAATTGCCGATTATATGGGGTTATGTAATACTTCTCCTTTTGCTGATGCTGCTAAAAATTGGAACGATTCTGAACATTGGTGGATAACTAATCTTCTTTTAGGTGATATAATAGTACCTTATATGGGTTGGGCACAGGCTTGGACAGATTCGTGTCAAAAACTACAAATTTTAAAGGCGGCAGATGGTTTTATTTCCGATTTATCTGAAGATAGAAAAACAGCATTAAAAGACGCATCAAACGCAGAACAAAGAACTAAAGAACAACAAGAATTGATAACTTCGGCGGCGACAAATATAAACTTAACAAAAAAGGCATATTCTGATAGTTTGGATTTAGCAAAAAACCAAGCACTAAAACAGTGGGAGACAGACTCGACCGCTATAGCCGACCAAGTAATAAACGACACCGAAATATTTAATATAGTTTTAATAGAATCATTGTATAGTGGAGGTTCAGAATTAGAAAAAAGTACAGGTCTAAAAATAAAAGACCAATAATATTTATAAAATAAAATTGTTATGGAGAAAAATACATTAAATGAATTAGAAAGGATTAATATTTTGATGGGTAATAAAAAATCAATAAAAGAAATTAGAACGTTCGCTAAAATAGGTGTTGCTGAAGCCATTGCGGAAATTAAAATAGTGATGAGAGAAAGTGCCGAAATGGTTAGAAGAGGAACTATGAGTATTGACGATTTTAAATTAAAACTTAAAGAAGATATTAAAGTTTTTGAAGAATATATTCCTGCAGAAAAATATAAACAAATCACTCAAGAAATTGACGATACCGCCAATCTTATGGCATCACAGAAAAGGTTTAGTGACTTAGCCGACCAATTAGATAATCAATTAGATAATTTAGAAAATGAGTTAGCGCAAGTAAAAAAGAATTTTAACATTGACCTTGCTAAATTTAAAAAAGAATTGGCCGAAAGGACCCTTAGATATTATAAAAAAGCATTAAGTGCATCTAATTTGGCTGATTATGTTGATGAAATGGTTGGTAATTTGGACGGTATTAACCCAAATTCTGGTAACCGTTATGTTGATGATGTGATAGAATTACCTAGAAATAATACAGTTCAAGCAACAGACACATGGGTAGATAATTTTGTAGAAACTTTTGTAATGAGAAGAAAGGCCAAAATAGATGCTGACCCTAATCTTTCCCAAAGTGCAAAAGACACTATGAAACAAAAGTTAGATTTAACAAAAGAAGACATAAAAAACGCAATTAAAAGAAAGATTCGTCAAGAACCTTCATATCAAGAAAAACACTTTCCTCAAGAAACCGCAAAACAAAAACAAACATCTTTGGCTATTGAACATTTGGAGGCTGATGAGGCTCAACTTTATAATGAGTTAAAAAACAAACCTGAAAGTGAATTAACATCCGGTGAAAAACAATATATTAAAAATTGTGAAACAATAATGAATAATCCTAATAATAAAAAAGTAGTACCGGATATAAGAATAAAGGTTAGGGATTTTAAAAATAAATACATAAACCTAACAGAGCCATGGTATAAAAATAATTTTTTAATGGATTTTTATACAAAAATTATAGAACCAAAATTTAGATTTGTTAGACAAAGATTGTATAAATTAATTTTTGGTAGAACTACTTTTACAAAAGCATCAAAAGATAAAATATTACAAAAAATGTATTCTTCTTTTGAAAGTTTTAGATCTGACAAAATAGTTGAAATGGATTTTGCAAGAACAAAAAGAATGTTAAGGGAATTATTAGCATATAGTGAAGATGTTGCCGAATTAGAAATTAAAAATTTTGATGATTTATTTAATGACTTAGTTGAGGATTTAAGAAACCACATACCAAAAAGTGAAATGGCTAATTTTAATGAATGGGTTAAACAAGTTAAAAATACAAAAAGAACTAGAACTGATATTGGTTTTGATGAGTTATTACCACGAGCGCAAAATTCGGTAAAAGAAAGTGATGAAGCAATAAAAGATTTAAGTAAAGACGCAAAACAAGTTGTAACAGATTTAGTATTTTTAGATATTAAAAGAATTGTAAAACCTAAATGGTGGGAATTTATAAAAAGAAAAACTTTTCAAAATCTTTTTTTAGAAGGAAAATACAGAACACCTGCAGATTACCAATTAGATATTTATAAAAAGGCGGTAGAAAACGGGTTTGATGGTACTTTAGGTGATTTTACTAAAACTCAAGCGTCTATTGGTTTGATGCAACATTACGCATTTAAAATGGTTGTAATACCACCACTTGTTTGTGCTACTTATTTTTTATATGAATTTATCATAGAAGAAGTCATATTAAGAAGAGGAAAAGATGCGATATCTTCAGCTGATGAATATTTAGCCCTTTTAACTAAATGGTCACTTTTAGGTGTACCATTTTTAAATTTACTTGGTGAAGAAGAACAAACTTGGTTAGATACTTTTACAGGTTTTTTTCCTGGTGTATTAGACGATACTCTTTATAATGTTGCTGATTGGGCATTTAATACAAACGCTAATGATTACGCTAATCCAGGTGAAAGAATAAAGGCAGAAACCGGAAAAGATATAACTAATTATTGGAACCAAAATAAAGCTGAAATTAAAGACCTAAACATTGAAGATCCGAAAGACGTATATAGTAAATTAACTGCTCCCGGAATTAACGCAACTCCATTTGGTATTGTTAATGGTAAATTTTCATTTTCTAGAAGTAACAGTCCGTGGGTTAGGGATGGTTTGATAGAAAAAAACATCGCTGAAAAAATAAGAAATCTACCTTATAGAATAAAACAATCACCACTTACCGCTAACCCTGTAATTCTATTGACTGTTTATAAAAAAAGAGTTTTGGATAGAATGAAAGAAGAGGGCTCAGATGAACCAAAATTAATAAAATATAAAGATGATTTTTTAAAATTTATACAAAATCCCGAAGAAGTAATAAAGCAGGTTGAAGAGATGTCTGAATTTAAAGAAAATAGCTCACCAACAATACAACCACAATTAGAAATAAATGGGAAGTGGTATACATTAACTTTAATTAAAGATAACATTTATTATTATCCAATTAGTTATAATTACATGATATCTATGTTAGAATCAGGTGATTTTGCAAAAACAGAAGAAGCTATTAAACCATTACAAATAAACGATCTATTTACGGTTAAAGAAAATAAAATAATAGATATGATTAAAAAATTAATTTTAGAACAAGATGACGATAAAACCCTTAAAATGGGTAAATGGAATGGAATATTCAGTTTTCAAAAAGTCGATGAAAAAAATCCAGGTAAATTTTTAGATGTAAAAATTAAAATGGATGAAGTTATGGATAGAATGCCACATTGGAGAGAAAAATATAGCAAATTATGTAAAGAGTTAGAAAACTGTGATGATGACGGAGAAGACGATTCATTTGTAAGAGCGGTTATTGATACTCACCCCGATGTTGTTAGAATATTATTTACAAAAGGTTTGGCTCATTTAACATCTAGTGAAGAACAAGAAGAATTGAATGAAGGTTTACACCGTCTATTATCTTTAATTAGAGAATCTAAAAATGTTGAGGTAGAAGTGTGGTCAGTATATAGACATCCGTCAAGTCCTGATAAGATTTGGTCATTAGTAAAAGGCGATTATAAACCAAAGGAGTTAGCGTCAATGGACGTTAAAATGCAACAGTCACCAGGTAATAAGGTAGAAAAAAAAAAGAACTCACTAGATGAGTTAAAAAAAAAAGAGTATGATGCTATAAAACTTTTATCTACTGACGAAAAAAAAGGAATAACTGAATTACCTATAAAACTAAGAAACAAGGTCAAAGAAAAAATTAAAAAAGGTTGGACAACCGAAAAACCAACGTCTAACCTTTTAAAATTTCATAAAGAAGAGGATTTGGATTCTGTTTTAACAGATCCAATAAAACTATATAAATTAAAACCAAATAAAAGTTTTTTAGAATTTATTAAATCATCTAAAATTTCTGAAAATGTCGGTAGAGGTTTTTGTAGGGCCATACATTATGTAAAAAAAGAAATAGACATGGATACTACCGAAAATAAAAAAATAAATGAGATTTTAAAAATTTGTGAAAATAAGTTTGATGGTAAATATGGCCAAAACTATATTTAAAAAATATTTATTTTAAATGAAAAAAAGATTTATTATATCTGAGTCTGAAAAAAAGACAATACTTGGTTTGTATAAGTTAATAAAAGAAGACACCAATACTTTTACTTATGATGTTGGGGATTATTTTAAAGTTAATAGTTACTCAAGTGACATGGTTTACGAAATCACTAAAAAAGACGAAACTAAAGACAAATATATTTTAAATAAATATACAAAAGAAAGTGATGGTAAAATAGAAAAAATACAACAAGAACTGTCCAGAGATGGTTTTGAGGATCTCGTTACTGACGAAGTACTCATAAAAATGAAAGATAAAACGGAATTTGATGACTGGTATAATAACAAAACCATTAATATTAAAAAAGTTGTAAGTACATCTAATGATGTAAAAATTGGTGATGCTTATAAAAACGCTAAGGATTATGGTCAACATTACAAAATTTTATCTTTAGATGAGACCACAAAAGACTATAAAGTTAATTTTTCAGGTTATGATGGTGGAGGTAATTTTGATACTACGGAAATACAATTATCACCTGATTGGTTTGAAAAAAACTTAAAATCTAATGAGATTATAAAAATTACTGAAGAAGAATATAATAGTTTTATTGAAAAACATAAGTACGATAGTATTGGTTGTGGTTATGATAAGACTAAAGGAACTATTTTAGGAGATGTTACAGAAATACCAAGAAATGGAATTGCTAAATTTGAAGGAACAATAAACGGTAAAGAAGTTTCAATAAATGGTTGTTTTAACAAAGGAAGTGCTATTTTAACTTACGACGAAGGTGAAACAGGATCGAGAGGAAATTTTAAAGGACATTATTATTCTAACGACACCACAGAACCATTTTCTTTTAGTGGTAATTCTGGATTTTCTAATAATTTTTTAGCAGGTACTTTAGATAATGATAATGAAACAGATATTGAAGAATATAGAGGTAATTTTCATACAAGAACATGGACTTATAGTGGGTATTTTACAAAAGAAGGAAAAATCGGAGAGTCGAATCCTGAAATTTTAATCCCTGATAGTGGATCATTTAAGATTAATAAAACACCAACAATTTTATTTGCTTTAGGTGATTATTATTATGGAGAATTTAAAGATTCTAAAATTGACGGAAAAGGTGTTTATTATTTTGCAGATAATGGACTAAAATTACAAGGAGAGTTTAAAACAGTAGAGGAGGAAGGTGGCGTTTCATATTCATGTAAGTTAACTTCAGGAGAAGATATTCCTAATATATTTGAATACAAAGAAAGGTATGATTTAGAAAAAAATAAGAAAAAAGAAGATAAAAGTTTTGGAGTTTTAAAAAAAGGAAAACTTAAAGGAACGACTTTTTTTGAAACTACTATAAAAAATACTGAAACTAAGGAAGAAAAAAAATTAAACGGAATATTACCTTATGTTAACATAAAAGTTCAAAACAAAAGGTACAAAGACATTATATTTGAAATAAAAAGTGATGAAAATGGGAATTTTGAATTTGAAGATTTGCCTTTTGGTGTGTATAAAATTCTTGCTGCTTACGATAAAGGTAACGGGTTAGGTTTTGTATTACCAAGTCAGGGAATTTTCAAAAAAAATGAAGTTACTTTTGATGTTGATGGGAAAAGAAAAAATTTAACCTTATCACCAACAAGAGGGACAAAAAAAATAGATAACCAAGAAGCAACCGAAATCCCTGAGTTTTTTAAAAACATAAATTCAAAAAATTATGTAGAACAAAGATTAAATCTTGAGTATTCTAAATATGAATATGAAAAATATTTAAAATCATCTAAACAAGAAATTGAGGACTATACAGATAAAAAAACTTTACAATTTTGTAAAAAAGAAACGACATTATATGCTAAAATGGTTAGAGATCTATATAATGGAGTAATTACAAAAGAAATGGTAAAGTCCCCACAAAACCTACAACCAACAAAAGACTTTTTAAAAAGTTGTTATATGAGATATAAAAATGATTCTAAATTTTTTAATTATAAAAAGAATGAAGACTTAGTTTTATTAATGAATCCTGGTAATGATTTGTATGGTTTTAAGATTGTTTTAGAACATAAAGATATTTATAGAAAAAATACAGACATGAGTATTACTAACTCAATAAGAAAAGTCATTAAAGAACACAGTCAAGTTAAAAAAGATTCTTTAATTGAAAATGAAATAATAAGAAATAGAATAAATTTTGTTATTAGAAATTCTAATAATCAAAATGTTAGAAAAAAATTAATAGAAGAATCAAAAAAATTAATTCACAACGGTTATAATGAAAAATTTGTAAAAAGTTTATTGAAAAAATTATTAAATTAATATCGCTTAGTCATCGGCGATTAATAAGGACGATGACGGGGTTTTTGAGTAGTTTCTTAAATCCATAAACCTTAAAGAAAGGGAGGTGTTCCAAAATCTAAGAAAGGTGTTTCGAAAGAAACACCTTTTCTTCTATTAGGGTATTTATTATATATGGAATTTAATATCAGAAAAAAAGCAACGTTACCATATTTAGAATTAGATTTACATAAATCAGGTAGGTTAGATTATAATTTAAAAAATACTAACTTGTCAGATGCAACAATCTATTTATACATGAAAAATGTAGAAACAGGTGTGTATAAAATCGCAAAAGGTTTATGTACATATTCACAAGAAAACAATTCCATTTATTATCAATTTACAAAAAAAAATACATCGGACATTGGAAGATTTGAAATCGAGTTTAGGGTTTCAAACGATCAAGGTGAAATTATTTTACCATTAACTGAAAAAATATTTGTCAATATTTTAGAGTCTTTCTCGAATAGTGATTTTTGTTGTGGACCAAATGCGATTATACCACCAACACCGGTAACACCTACTCCGACTCCGACACCGACTCCAACACCGACTCCAACACCTGGACCTGAACCTCCTAAATTCTACTACGGTAAATTTACAGGTACGACAGTAACTTCAGGAGATGTGTTAACATTAAATGTTATAAGTACAAATAGTGCTGTTGGTAAATATGTTGAGTTCTTACCTGGTTTAGGATATGGTTATACGATTATACCAACATCGTTTACACAACCTGATAGATTTGTTAATAGTACTAATGGTTGTGATGGTATAATAATTCCAACAAATAATATTGGAACTGTCGTAGTTAACGACATAAACGGATTCCCTGTAACGTATAATGTTTATAGAACATTCTACAAATTTAACGGACAATCTTATAGTTACATGTGTTTATAAAAAATGGGAAGTTTTAGTTTAGGTTGTCGGTGTTAGTGGTGGTACACAATACTTTAAATTAAAACAATCACCTTGGAATTACACAATTAGTGATTGGTCTGATTTTAACCCTGGTGGTTCTTTTACGGGTGGTACAGGAAGTTGTATTACTGAACTTTATATTGAAAATTTATATGACTGTGTTAGTGGTATAACTTTACATGGTGATATTATACCTGTTACAGATGATACGATAAATTTAGGAACACCATTAAAAAGATTTAGAGACATAAATACGGTTAGTGGGACAACAACAGTTTGGACTGCAACAACAAGAGTATATACACCCGAATTAGATTTAGGTTTAGACGGTTTAGGAAACCAAAGAACGATAACTGCAAATAATTCAGTAATTCAAAACGACACTTTAAATGGTGGTGCATTTTGAAAGTAAATAATATTTATTAAAAAAAGAAAAAATGGCAATAAGACAAACCCGATTTCAGATAAAAAGCAATCAAAACTCGGCAGCACCATTTTCAGGTGCAACACTTTTAGTTGGGGAACCAATTGTTAATACCGCAGCAGGTATTATGATGTTTTCAGGGGTAACCACAGGAACAAATGATTGGACACCTGCAGGTCTTGGTGGGAACGCAAACTTTTTTGAAGTCGGTTCAAATCTATATGATTTAAGATTAAGAAATAGAATAACTCAATATGAGGGTGTTTCAGGCGTCGGATTACAAGGAAAAATTCTTTCAGGTACCACAAACGGATTTGTATTAGTAGATGCAAATAATATTAATGGTATTAGCGCATTTACCTACAACGAATTAACAAACACTTTTACAATTTTTGATAGTAATGGTACAGAATATCCAGCAACTATTCAGTCTGTTAGTGGTCTTACAATAAATGGTAATTTAAGTGTTACGGGAAATAGTGTTTTAAACTTTTTAACCGCAACAACAATTAGCGCAACAACAATAAATGTTGATAACATTAATTCTAATGGTGATTTAACAATTAATAATCTAACAGTAACAGGTAACACTTCATTACAAGCAACATCTGCAACAACATTTAGCGCAACTAGTGTTAATATTGGTGGTTTAGGTACAAATAGGGTTATATATACAACAGGATCAGGACAATTAACCACTGAAAGTAATTTCACATATGATGAAGGTGCGGACACTTTAGGTGTTAATAATATTGAAGTATCAAATGATGTTACAATTCAAGGTAGTTTAACCGTATTTGGTCAATCCGTATCCGCTTTTACATCAAACCTTTATGTTGAGGATCCAAACATTACTTTAAATTATAACCCAACAGGATCAACAACAGTGACTTCAGTTAATTCAGGGTTTGTAATTCAAGATGGAAATGGTGTTTCTTTGGGTGATGTAAATTGGGACGTTGTAAGAATGCAAAACCTAACAGGGTTGACTGCAACACAAATACCTTCTGTTAGTGAATATACGGGACCAACAGGTTATGAAAATAGAGGTTGGATTACACAATTAAACGATATTGTAATTAGAAGTACAGATCCTACTGATGGTGGTGTTGCGGGTGATATCACAGGTGTTAGAGTTCTTACGGAATTTGATACGCTCGATGGGGGGACTTACTAAAATATTTATTTTATAAAAAGGTTATATAACCTTAATACATAATTAAGTCATAAATATGGCAAATAGACAAAATACTCTCTTATTAAAGAGATCTAATATTATTGGAAAAATACCACCTCTGAGTGGTTTAACATTAGGGGAAATGGCCCTTAATACCGCAGATGCCAAATTATATTCATTATACACATCAGGATCACCTTCACCATCTGAAGTAAGACAAATTGGTTGGGATAGAATATCAAGAACAGGTGATACCGTTTTTGGTGATTTTGCAATTAGTGGTTCTTCTTTACCTTCAGGGTATGCTTTATCGGTAACCGGTGACACTAATTTTGTTGGTGATATCTATGTTGAAGGTGATATTGATTATGACGGAAATTTAGTAGTAAGTGGAAGTGCCGTATTTCAAAGCGGAATAACTGCAAACACAATATATACAGATTATATAGATTTTAATACAGGGGCTACTGTACCACAATCGGTTGGTAGAGTAAGTTGGGATTCAGGTACGGGAACATTAAATATTGCTGTTGGTGATAGTGGTACTGGATTAATTGACTTACAAGTAGGTCAAGAAGAAATTGTTAGAGTTTTTAATGATGAAGCAACAACACTCCAAAAAGGTGAAATTGTATATGTGTCAGGATCAAATGGTAATAGACCAAGAGTAAAAAGAGCACAAGCAACAAGTGACGGTTATTCGGTTACCACTCTTGGTATGGTTGATAGAAATATTGCATCAGGGGATGAAGGTTATGTTACAACATTTGGTATAATAAGTAATTTAAATACATTAGGATTAACAGGAGGAACGCCTGTTTGGTTATCGGGGACGGTTCCTGGTGGATACACATCAACAAAACCAATTGCGCCCTTACATACGGTCCTTATTGGTTATGTTGTAAGAGTAAGTGCAACTGTAGGTTCAATATTTGTTAACATTTCAAATGGTTGGGAATTAGATGAAATTCACGATGTTAGAATAAGTGCAGCCACTGAAGGTGATTTATTAATGCGAAGTTCATTTAGTGGTACGCCTTTATGGGTCAATACTAAAACACTAAACGGTTCTTACACAATAACAGGAAATACAAATATTGGTGGAAATTTAACGGTTAGTGGTACAACATTTTTACAAGGGTTATCTGCAACGACAATAAGTGCAACAACAATAGGTACGAGTGGTGATTGTATTGATGACATTTATGTGTCAAATATTCATTCTTGCTCTCCTTTAAATATAAATCCTTTAGATGAAGGAAATGTATATTTTGGTTCAACAAGTGGTGTTACTATTGATTTGGCAAATAATAGGGTCGGTATTGGAACAATAACACCAACCGCAAAACTTCATATTAATAATACGACATCAGGTAATACATTTTTAGCTGAAGATAACACAAATCCGGACTCGTCACCATTTGTTATTGACGCTAGTGGAAATACGGGTATTGGAACAACAACGCCACAAGCAAAATTAGATGTAAGAGCACAAGGTAATTTGTCAACAGATATTGCATTTAGAGTTAGAAATAGTGCCGATACTGTAAATTATTTGGTTGTTAATGGTGCTGGTGATGTTTACAATAATGGTGCTGGAGGGGTAATTAGTAACACGTTTTATGGTGAGAATGTAGGTAGAAATAATACTGGAACCTTTAATACTTTTATAGGATATCTTGCTGGATCAACTAGTGGTACGACTAGTGATTCTACTTTTATAGGTTATAATGCTGGAAGATCACACGCTTCAGGAATAAGAAATACATACGTTGGTTCAGAAGCCGGATCAGCAAATACAAATGGAAGTCAAAACACATTTATTGGAAGGGGTGCTGGTGGAAGTATAATAGGTTCATCCAATACGTCTGTTGGTGGTCAATCATTTTCATTTGTTACAACAGGATCAAATAACGTAACTTTAGGTTCAGAGGCTGGTTTAAGAATATCTGCCGGAACCAACACGATTACTTCAAACAATTCAATATTTATAGGATTTGACACGAGGGCAAACGCAAATAATGAAACCAACCAAATAGTAATAGGACATACCGCAATAGGGTTAGGTTCAAATACTACCGTAATAGGTAATACCGGAACTACATTATTTAGACCTTATGGAAATGTTGTTATTGATGGAAACTTAACCGTTAGTGGAATAACAGGTACGACATGGTTTAGTGGTAATTCGTCATCTGATTTAGTAAGAGTAACGCAAACAGGTTCAGGTAATGCTTTTGTTGTTGAAGATAACACAAATCCTGATTCTTCACCATTTGTTATTGATGCAAGTGGAAATACCGCCATAGGAGTAACAACATCTCCTTTATCTTTCAAGTTAGAAGTCAATGGAACGTCTATGTTTAGAAACAATATGTTTTTAAATGGGGGAGTATTTTCTGAAACTTATACATATAATTCATTTACCGATCCTAATAAAGTTAATTTAGATGTTGGTAGATTTCATGATCACAATGATGGTCCTGTTGATGTTGGATATACATCTCGATTTCGTTGGGATAAAAGGCAGAGTTCCAATATATCTCTTGCTCGTTCTATTGATATACCAGTAAATTTTACATCCGGATCATCGGGAACGGTAGGTCAATTCAATTCAATTAATACTTTTTTACAAATATTAGAAGGGTCAACCGTGACAACACCGTTTGTTGCACACGCTGTTTCTGCAACAAAAGGAACAACAGGTACCGTTACATCATTCACAGGATTTGACGTTCAAGATAATTCAGTGTCAAATACAACATATGGATTTAGATCTAGATTAACATCAGGATCGGGTAAGTATGGTTTGTATTTTGATGGCACTGCCAATAATTATTTTAATGGAAATGTTGGTATTGGAACTTTAACACCAAGAGAAAGTTTAGACGTTAGTGGAAATACAATTATTTCTAGTGGATTAACCGCAACAACAATTAACGTACCACCATTAGCTGACGACAAAATAGTATACACAACAAATAATGGTAGATTAACAACCACAAGTAATTTTACATATAACGAATCTAATAATACATTTTCTGTAAATAATATTAATGCCAACGGTAATTTTAATATTACAGGAAACACAACTCAATCAGGAAATACAACACAAACAGGTAATTTCCATATAACCGGTAACACAAGTCAGTTAGGTGACTCTACTCAAACAGGAAACGTTACGTTAAGTGGTGATACATTTATTACTGGAAACACAACTCAGTTAGGTAATACGTCACAAACAGGCACCACATCTCAAATAGGGAATTTTATTATCACCGGAAATACCACACAATCGGGTAGTACAACACAGGTAGGTGACTATAATGTGACAGGAAACACAAATCAATTAGGTTATAATTATATTGTTAGTGCAACAACAGGATGTACTTTGGCCGTTACAGGAACAACTTGTTTGACAGGGCCGGTAAATATTACAGGACCTACTTTTATGTCAGGTAATTTCTGTATGAATAATATGAATACCGGACAAACAGGTACAAATTGTTTTGACACTTCTTTAATACCAACGGGGACAACAATAATACATCAATTTCAATCAGAAGGTGGTGTATTGGCACATTTAGGTGATTTAGCAAGTGGAGAACCAAATTCTAGGGGTTATACTTATTTTGAAAATAATACAGTTTTAACTTCGTTTGTTGCGGTAGGAACTGGAGTATATACACCTGTAATTGGTGCTCCTCAAACAGTTGCGGGGTATGCTAATTTATTTATTGTTACAACAGGAGCAACAACTGCAACAACAAATAAATTAACCTATAACTACCCACCAGCATCTGGTACTTCTTTTACTTTTTTGAAATTTACAGTATCTCTATCTGTTGAAGTTGCACAAAATCAACAATTAACTTTTCAGATACGAAGAACAAGGGGTGTATCTGTCACTACTATACCAATAGGTATGAGTATAACACCAAACGGTAATACGGCAAACGGAATATCTTTTAATGGTATTGCTGAAGCACTGCATCTAGACGAGTTTGTTCTTGTTGTTAGAAACGCCACTGGGTCAGGAGCCTCTAACTCAGTAAGAATAACCGACTTATCATTTTCAATGTTTACTTAATTTTTATTATCATGAAACTACAGGCATATATATTAAATGGAAAACCATTAACAGAATACCCTAGTTGGTCTTCAGGTGACGTTAACGGTATAGAGTTTATTGTTAACAACATAACCCAAACAAATTATCAAGACGTTAGTTCCATCACTAATTGGGATAACTACGGTAGTAGATTAAAAGATTACAATTATATAAGAGAACAAATAAAAGAAATAACAAATTTAATAGGTTTTAATAATCTTTCTTTTGAAGAAAAGGTAATTTCATCAAAATACTTCGTTGTTGGAAAATCAGAAAGAGATAGTGTTATGTCCGAAAACGAACAATATGAATTTTGGGACACATTAGTAACGAACTCACAACATTCTAGATTTATTAGATGGGAGCATGCAAAAAAATACATATCATACGTTTTATCACCTATTAACTCTTCAGACTTAGCAAAATCAACATCTGAACTATGTAATGACTATATTAACTATAACATAATTACAAAAGTAAAAGACGGTATTTCAGGTCTTTTTGATTATTTGAAAGGTGAGGGTGATTATACAACAAATGGGTACCCTTCTAAACCATATTGGACACAACAAGACCAAGATAAACTTATGGATATATTAGAAAACGGTAACTACTAATTATATCATTCGCTATATTTATTAAATAAAGTTTCATGGCGAATAAAAAAATCTCCGAATTACCATATATAAATGGCGGTCAAATCTCAGGAAACACTCTTGTTCCTTTGGTTACGTATTTTAGTGCTGCGACAGGTGACACTGTCCATACATACATATCCGATTTTCAAGGGTATGTTTTAAGTGGTCAAACAATTACTGGTGGAACTTATAATTCTACATCAGGAAATATCACATTTTTTAATAATAGTGGAGGAACATTTATTGTTTCAGGTATAACAACAACAGGTTCTAGTGGGACTTCAGGGTCTTCTGGAACTAGTGGTATAAATGGAACATCAGGAACTTCAGGTGTTGATGGGACTAGCGGAATAGACGGGACTTCAGGTGTGAATGGCACATCAGGAATTAACGGTACTTCAGGTATAGATGGAACAAGTGGAATAAATGGTACTTCAGGTACTAGTGGTGTAAGCGGTATTGACGGAACATCAGGAACTTCAGGTTTAGATGGTACTTCAGGTACTAGCGGAATTGATGGTACTAGTGGTACATCTGGCGTAGACGGAACATCAGGAACTAGTGGAATAGACGGTACAAGTGGTTCTTCAGGTACGAGCGGAACTAGTGGAATAGATGGTACAAGTGGCAGTTCAGGTACATCTGGTACTAGCGGATTAGATGGAACATCGGGTACTAGCGGAATTAATGGTACATCAGGTACTAGTGGGACTTCAGGATTATCAGGAACAAGCGGGACTTCAGGTATTAATGGAACTTCAGGAACCAGCGGAATAAATGGTACATCAGGTATTGATGGTACAAATGGTACATCAGGAACTAGCGGAATTGATGGAACAAGTGGTTCGTCAGGAACTAGCGGAATTGATGGAACATCAGGATTAGATGGTACTAGTGGGACTTCCGGTATAAGTGGTACATCAGGATCTAGTGGTACATCAGGATCTAGTGGTACTTCAGGTATAAGCGGAATTTTAAGTGGACAAACATTAGGTGTAGGATTACCAATATTTAATTCAGGAACAACCGATACCTTATTTTTTAATTCAATTACAGGAGATAGTTTAAATAAAATTACAACAACAACTAACAACGATACAATCGAAATTGGTATTAATGAACAAAATTTAACTCTTTGGGATTTAGTCGTTCAAGGTAATAGATTATTAAGTGGTAATGTTTCTTATATTAGTGGATTAACATTTAGTGTAAGTCCTTTAGAATATTTAATTAATGGTACAATATACGATATAACTTCGGCAACTACAGTTACATTAAATAGTGGTGACTCTACCTATGATAGAATTGATGTAATTTATGCCGATATTAGTGGTAATACAGGTGTTTTAGAAGGGACTCCTTCCGAAAACCCTGAAAAACCTTTGGTGGATGGGGATATCCAGGTTGAGGTCACATTCGTTTTGGTTCCTGCTAATTCAACAACTGCAGATATAACGTCATTTATAATTTATAATGAAAATTTAGGATCACCAACAGAATGGACATTTGGTTCAGTAGGTCTACAACCGACAAGAATTATTGGTTCATCTACAGGACAAACCTATAGTGGTTCTACATCCATTAGAGTGAGTGGGGTTACTGGGGTATTTACAACTTCATTTAGGTTGACAGGATCCACAACACTAGATACGAATCAATACGCAACTTTACAATTTGCCATGAGAAATTTATCGGCAAATACGACAACAAGTCAAATAAGAATACGGTTTTTAAATACTGGTGGCACACAAAACGGTAATGCGGTTTTAATGAATGCTGCGGGGTCTTCAGGGTTTGTTCAGTATAGTAGCACAAACACGTCATCTTGGCAATTAATATCAATTCCATTATGGAGATTTTATTTAACAAATACAAATGTTCAGGTTGTTGAATTTTCATTTTATCCTGTTGGTGGCGGAGCTCAAGCAAGATATTATTTTGACTTATTAGAGTTTGTTGAAGGTACCGCATCTTCACCACCATCAAACAGTTGGACAACAATAAAAGGTGACGGCGCAACGACTATAACGGCACCTAATCCAAACGCAACACTTACAATTTCAGGTGGAACAAATATCGGTTCATTTATATCAGGAACATCTACAGTTGTTTTAAACTTGGATAATAATATAACTTTAGGTAGTGTTTCTGCAACAACAATAACAGCAAACACTTTAAATGTTAGATCTATTGGTTCAGGAACATCTATAACTAATTTAGGTATAGATGTTAATGGAAATATTGTTTCAGGATCAACAGGTACGAGTGGTGGCGGTTCAGGTACTTCGGGTACTAGTGGTATCAACGGAACATCAGGTACTAGTGGAATAAATGGAACTAGTGGTACGTCAGGAATAGATGGTACTAGCGGTACTTCTGGTATCAACGGAACATCAGGTACTAGTGGAACTTCAGGCATCAACGGCACATCAGGTACTAGCGGAATATCTGGCACATCAGGTACAAGCGGAATTGATGGGACAAGCGGTACAAGCGGAATTTCGGGTACATCAGGTACTAGTGGTTTATCAGGTACTAGTGGTATTGATGGGACAAGCGGCACATCAGGAATAAATGGTACTAGTGGTATTGATGGTACCTCTGGAACAAGTGGTTCTTCAGGTACGTCAGGAACTTCAGGTACGTCAGGAATAAGTGGTACATCAGGTACATCAGGTATTAATGGTACTTCGGGTACTAGCGGAATTAATGGAACAAGTGGTGTCAACGGTACATCAGGTACTAGCGGTTCTTCAGGGACAAGCGGAACATCAGGTTCTTCCGGCACAAGTGGTATTAACGGACTTAACGGTATATCAAGTGGTTTAGTTTACTACTACGATGGTAGTGGAACAACACAAACAGTTCCAATTGCGTCCTTAGTTACAGATAATTTATTATTATCACCAAACATAGGAACACAAACCTTAATAACAACATCTAGTTTTAATGAAGCTGACGGAGATACAAAAATAATTCAATATATAACACCCGCAGTATCTTTACAAACAACAACAATTTTACCTGGTATATGGATAAATAACTTAATTGCACAAAAAACTTCAGGTACAGGAAATCTTGTTTATTGGATTGTTATTGATGAGATTGGTTCTGACGGCACAACGTTTATAGGTAATATTGCAACAGGTAATGTTGGTTCAGGAACATTAATATCAACAACCCAATCAAATTACATATATAACCAATTTGTCTCATCATATCTTTTAGCGTCTGTAAATTCAAGAATTAGAGTTAGTATATACGCTAACACAACAGGTACCAATAACGCATTCAATATTGAAATGAGAGATTCTACCCTTTCTAATATTGTTACAACATTGGCGGCTAACCTTTCGGGAACATCAGGTATAGATGGAACTAGTGGTACTTCTGGTATCAACGGAACATCGGGAACTAGTGGCACATCAGGAATAAACGGGACTTCTGGAATTAACGGTACTTCAGGTACTAGTGGAACAAGTGGATCTTCAGGAACTAGTGGTACTTCGGGTATTTCAGGAACGAGCGGTACGTCTGGGGTTAATGGTACATCAGGTACGAGCGGTACGTCTGGGGTTAATGGAACTTCGGGAACAAGCGGAACATCAGGTATCAACGGTACATCGGGTACTAGCGGATCAAGTGGCACATCAGGAACAAGTGGTATTAACGGAACTTCAGGAACAAGCGGAAGTAGTGGAACTTCAGGTAGTTCAGGAACTAGCGGGTCAAGTGGTACATCAGGAACAAGCGGATCAAGTGGCACATCAGGAACTTCAGGTTCTTCAGGAACTTCGGGTACGAGCGGTATTAGTGGTACATCAGGAACGAGTGGTACGTCAGGTACTAGCGGTACAAGTGGAATAAACGGTACATCAGGAACTAGTGGTACAAGCGGTGTAAATGGAACTAGCGGCACTTCTGGAACTAGCGGTTCTAGCGGCACATCAGGAACTTCAGGAACATCGGGTACTAGTGGTGTTAATGGATTAAATGGTACGAATGGAACATCAGGAACTAGTGGAATTAATGGTACGAGCGGAACAAGTGGATCTTCAGGCACTTCAGGTACTAGTGGTGTTAACGGAACGAGTGGTACATCAGGAACGAGCGGTATAAATGGTACAAACGGGACTTCAGGTACTAGTGGTGTTAACGGAACGAGTGGTACATCAGGGACTAGCGGAGTAAATGGGACTTCGGGAACGAGCGGCACATCGGGAAGTTCGGGTACGAGTGGTACTTCAGGGACTAGTGGTAAATCAGGAACTAGCGGCACATCAGGAGTTAACGGCACAAGTGGTACTTCAGGGACTAGTGGTAAATCAGGTAATGATGGGTCAAATTCATCAAGATACCTATATAAAAATAATGAATCGGCGCCTACAGATCCAGGGTCGACTCAATTTGTTGCTGACACTAACACTATCGGTAGTGTGACATTGTTCTCAATCAGTAAAGATGATATAAATAATGTCGACTTATACAGTTGGTGGCAAGTTTTAGTTGACCAATTTAACGTTTCAGGTAGACCCGCATTTTTACAAATTATAGAAGTTAACGACAATAGTAAATTTGGGTATTTTAATATTGATAATATTACCGATCAGACAACTTATTTTGATATAAATGTTACGTATTTGGCGGGTAATACTACTTTAGGTAATAATGTTGTGTTTACCATAACTTGGAATACTGACGGAGCAAATGGATCTAACGGTATTAATGGATCTTCAGGAACATCAGGTACTAGTGGAACTTCAGGTTCTTCGGGAACAAGTGGTAGTAGCGGAACATCAGGAACGAGCGGGTCAAGTGGTACTAGCGGAACATCAGGATCTTCAGGTACTAGTGGAGTTGCAATTATATTAAATAACACAAATAATAATGTATTAACGGCAACAGGGACTTCGGGAGTCATAACAGGAGAACCTAATTTTACTTTTGATGGTACAACCGCAGTAATTACAGGTAATTTAACTGTTAGTGGAAATTCAGGAATAAATTGGTTTAGTGCAAATACAACGACAGACGCCTTTAGAATAACACAAGCAGGTACAGGAAACGCATTTGTTGTTGAGGACTCAACAAATCCCGATTCAACACCTTTTGTTATAAATAATTCAGGAAGTGTCGGTATTGGTACATCTAATCCACAATTTCTACTTCAGGCATTTAGTGGAAATAGTACTTTCTATTATGATCCGACTAGTGTTGGCGGTAGATTCAATATTAGTGGTAGTACCGGAATACCAAGAATTGACGTAGCGATTGGACCTTACCTTACAAAAGTGGCTACAGGTGGTAGTGTAGGAATGAGGACTTGGGACGATGCCACCAATGGTGGTTATGGTAAAGTTGGGGACATGTTCATATATGCCGGTAATGAAACAAACGGAATAGTCATAATTAATCAAGGTCCCGGTACTGGCACCGACGATTACATTAGATTTTATGCTGGACGAGACACCACGAATACGTCAGATATACATATCCAAGGAACTGGAACCACAAGAGGTTTTGTTGGTATTGGAACAGAATCACCAAGACAAAGATTAGACGTAAATGGAAGTACAATTGTTTCAAATACTTTAAGTGCCTCTACCATGGTTATAACTACACAACCAACCAGCGGTTACACATCGACTCAAATATTAATGAGAAATTCAACAACGGGAACTGTTGAAATTACAGATAGTACGTCACCGGCTATTTATAATTATGGAATGACTTACGCGATGACAAACTTTAACTATTTAACATAAAAATAAACTTAATATATTAAAATAAAATGGCAAATAACCAACCAATATTTACAAGACAAGGAGATGTTCAATGGACAATATCTGCAATGACGACCGCTAACACAACTAAAGATTTAACTTCAGGTACAATTTATTTGGCATATAGTGCCGATACAACAGAAGGTGGTTATGTGCAAAGAATTAGATTTAGACCGTTAGGTACAAACTCAAATGCAACAGTTGCAAGGGTATGGCTTAATAATGGTAATGCAACAACAACAGCCGCCAATAACGCTTTGTTTGATGAAATAACATTACCAACAATAACAAACTCTGAAGTTTCAGCACAAGCAAATTATGAATTACCATTAAATTTTGCTTTACCCCCTGGAGATAGAATATATGTGACAGTAGGTACTGCACCTACATCTGCAGGATGGCAAGCAACAGTAATAGGAGGAAAATACTAAAGTTATGAAATATAGTTTATGTCAATTCGAATATGGTTATGAGGGTCAATTCTATCAAGAAAGTAATGAAGGAGGACTAGTTAGATTTTTAGATCTTAATTGTAATACTATGAATTTAATCCCACCATATGGGTATTTTGTTGTTGAAGATAACGTACCAAAACCTGATTGTATAACAGAATAATATGTATGATAGATTACTCAAATATACCATCAATTACAAATCACCAAACTTTTTTTGCAACAGGTACTGATGTTTGGCAAACTTGGCAAAAACCAAGAAACTGTAATTTTGTTTATATTACAGCAATTGGTGGCGGTGGAGGTGGTGGTTCTGCTCAAGTTACATCAGGTGATGGTGGAGGAGGTGGAGGTGGAGGTTCATCATCTATAACAAGTATTTTAGTTCCTTCAGTTTTAATACCTGATACTCTTTATGTTTATGTTGGTCTTGGGGGTGATGGTGGTACTGCTGGTGGTGATGGTAGTGCTGGTCAACTATCTTACGTTACAATTTTACCAAATACCACAACATCAAATACATTAATTAGGTCTGGTTCATCTAGTGCTAGTGGTGGACAAGTAGGGACAACGTTATCTGCCGGGTTAGGAGGAAGTGGAGGTTTAGGTTTTGTTAGTCCTCAAAATGGGTTTTTTTCAAGTTTAGGTATAATCACTACCACTACTGGTGATGATGGTGCAAATGGAGGAGCGCCAGGTTTTAACGCAGGTAATACCAAAACCGCTTTGTCTACTTTACCTTTAACAGGTGGAGGTGGAGGTGGAGGTAAATCAAACACAAATGGTGGTGCTGGTGGTAGTATTTTGGCTGGTGGTGTTTTAGGGAGAGTTGCTGGTGGTGTCGGTGCAACAACCGGTGGCCCTGGAGGTAATGGAGTACAAACAATAACCCCTCAAAATCTAACTTATTCATCAACAGAGTTTCCTTTTGCAACAACAGGAGGTGCTGGTGGCGGTGGTAGGTCTAGTGGTGTTGCAGGTAATGGTGGTATCGGGTCAATTGGTTCAGGTGGAGGAGGTGGAGGTGCCGGTTCGGGTAACCCAAACGCAAATGGAGGTCGAGGTGGTAACGGGTTAGTAATAATAAGCGCTTTTTAAATTTAAATTATGATAGATATATTTAATTTACCAAATATTAATAATAGTCAAGTATTTTATACACAAGGTAGTGGTATTTGGCAAACTTGGCAAAAACCAAGAAACTGTAAATTTATTCACTTTACATTAATTGGTGGTGGAGGAGGTGGTGGCGGTGGAAGAGGGTCGAATTCTAACACCGCAGGTGGTGGTGCTGGTGGTGGATCATCTTCAGTGACTTCAGGGATTTTTCAAGCAAATCTTTTACCTGATACAATTTATGTTTTAGTAGATTCAGGAGGTCCTGGAGGTCTTGGAGGATCACCAGGCTTAGCCGGTAATAGCGGCTCAATCGGTAATTTATCTTTTGTTTCAGTTTCTACATCAACAGGTTCTACTGATGTTATTTTATCTAGCGGTGATGTTGCAGCGACTGGTGGTGGTGGTGGACTAATATCACTAGCATCAACTGCAGGTTCTGCGGGTACAACATTTAACGGTACTTCGGATGGTGTTTTTTCTTCTTTAGGTTTATTTTCAACAACCGCAGGTCAGGCAGGTGGTACAGGCATTAACAACGCTGCCGGTGGTAGTATAACAATTTCAAGAATTACAACAGGAGGTGCTGGAGGTGGTGGTACGTCATCAGCTATATCATCATTTTCAGGTGGATCAATTATATCATCAGGGATTGTTCCACAAATTAATGGTGGAGCATTAGGTTTAGGCGCAAACGGATCTGTTGGTTCCACAGGGTTTATAAGTTTAACCCCTTCAGACTTGGTTAGTGTAAAAAACCCTCTGATAACAACAGGTGGTGCTGGTGGAGGTGGGGGAACAAATAACGGTGCAGGTTCTTTTAATGGTGGTAATGGTGCAATAGGTGGTTTTGGTTCTGGCGGTGGAGGTGGCGGTGGTGCGTATAATGGTACAGGAGGTAATGGTGGCAAAGGGGGGGACGGTTTAGTAATTATAACCTGTTTTTAAATAACCATATTCATTTACTTAAAAATACAATTTTTTTATTTTTCATAGTATGATTCATGAAAAATGCTATGTTTATTACGCTACAGAAAACTATTTTGAGGTTGTAAAGAAATCTATAGAGTCGGTTCGTAAATATTCCAACTTACCAGTATACGTTTACTTTTTAAATTCAGAATTAAAACTAGATATTGAAAATACATTCACAATAAATTGGAATTGTGACATTTATTTAGATCCCCAAATGTACGAAGTTTTAGGTAACAAAAATTTTTATATAGAAAGAAGAAATAAAAATATATATAATATTTTAATTCAAAGACCATTAATAGTTAAACATTGTTTAGAAAATTATTCAAAAATGGTTTGTTATGTAGATAGTGATTCAATATCAACACCATATGTTGATACAATTTTTGATTACTACAACGATGAGATTAATTACCCCTATTTTACATTAGGTGTTTATGATTACTTATATTTTTATGGAAGAGGTGGTGTTGCAATTGATGAAGAACAAACAAATACTTTAGAATATCCACTTTGTGAGTTATTAAATACAAATCAAAAAAATAGAAACTCATACAGACAAACAGGGTATTTTGTTTCTAATCAAAACTGTATTCCATTTTTAAACGAGTGGTGGAATACTTGTAATCATCCTGAAATATTAAATAATCCTGCACATTACACACCATATCACGAAGAAACGGTTGCAAACGTACTATTATGGAAATACAATTATCAAGAAAGTTTACCATACATTTATGTTAATGGCTCAATAGAAAGGGTTGACGAAATATATAATAAAATTAAATTTATCGGAAGTGATAATTTAGTTTCAGACCTTTATAAAATACCAAAAACAAAAGAAACCTTATTATTTTTTCATGGAGAAAAAAGACCAAACGTGATGGAAGAAATGATAGATAATATTGAAAAAAATTATAAAATGAAAATACTTTTTGTTGCGCCACACCTCTCAACAGGAGGAATGCCATCATTTTTACTAAAAAGAATTGAAGAATTATTAAAACATAATAATGATATTGAAATATTTGTTGTTGAGTATTCATACTATGGTCCAGCTTATGTTGTTCATAGAAATAAAATAATTGATCTTATAGGTAATGATCATTTTTTTGAACTAGGTCCAAATAAGGATAATTTAATTAATATTATAAATGATAATAATATTGATATTGTTCATTTTGATGAAAACGTTGAGATGTTAAATGACAAATTATCAAAAAATGCAATCTCAAAACTTTTTGATAATAATAGAAATTATAGAATAGTTGAGACTTGTCATAATATTTGGTTTGATGGAAATAGTAATAAATTATACCACCCAGACGGTTATATTTTTTGTACACCTTGGCATCAACACAACACTTTTTCAGGACTACCTTCACAAAAAATAACTTCTCAATTTCCTATAGAAAATAAAATACCTACAAGTGAAGAGAAATTAGAATCAAGAAAACTTCTTGGTTTTGAAAACAATAAAATACACGTCATTAATGTTGGGTTATGGACAAGAGGAAAAAATCAAGGTGAGTTGGTTGAGGTTGCTAAAAAAATGAAAGACAAAAATATTATATTTCATTTTATAGGTAACCAAGCTCCAAATTTTTTAGATTACTGGGAACCAATAATGAAAGATATTCCCTCAAATGTTAGAGTTTGGGGAGAAAGAGATGATGTTAGTGATTTTTTAATTGCTGGAGATATTATGTCATTTAATTCAACATTAGAATGTAATCCTCTTGTTTTAAGAGAAGCAATATCCCATGGTTTAAAGATAATAGCAAGACCACTTAGTCAATATATGGGAATTTATAATGATTACCTTTTTCCTATTGAAACTAATGACACAAATATTTTAGTTAATTTACTAAATAAAGTTATAGAGTCAGATAACAAATACCAAAGATATAACTATGAAAATGAAAAATTTTCAAAAGAACATATAAACTTTTATAATAAAATTTTATTAGAAAAACCAATTATGCAAAATTTAGAAAAAAGTAATATACAAATTATTAAACACTTTGTTGAAAACCCTTTTATTGAAATTAAAGGTGATAGTGAATCGGAATACTTAATTAAGTTTTTTGATGAAAATAACATTTTATCATATCAGTCAACTTTAAAGGTAAATCATTGGTCAAAGTTAAATAGACAATATTATACAAAATGGAGAACTGAAGTCTATGAAGATGGTAATTTAATATTAAATGAAGTTTTAGATTTGAAGGATAAGAGAGTGTACATTTCTTTTGAAAGTAAGTCATTAGGTGATACTTTATCTTGGATACCTTACGTTGAGGAGTTTAGAAAAAAACACGAATGTAAAGTTATTCTATCAACATTTTTAAATGAACTATTAAGGGACCAATACCCTGAAATTGAATTTGTAAACCCTAACACTACTGTACATAATTTATATGCACTTTATAGAATAGGTTGGTTTTATACTGAAGAAGGTAAATACGATACAAATAGACACCCGTATGATCCAAAATCACAACCATTACAAAAAACAGCATCCGATATTTTAGGTTTAGAGTATAAAGAAATTAGACCCAAAATTAAAAGACCTTATTTACCAAAAAATAAAAAAGTAGGTATTGGAATACATGGTACCGCTCAAGCAAAATATTGGAATAACGAAAATGGGTGGCAAGAGGTTATAAATTATTTAAAATCAAAAGGTTATGAAGTTGTAATTTATTCAAAAGAAAATGATGGATATATGGGTAACAAACATCCGTATGGTGCAACAAAATTCAAAGAAGGACCATTACGTGATCTTATAAGTGATATGATAACTTGTGAATTTTTTATAGGTATTGGTTCAGGACTTTCTTGGTTAGCGTGGTCATTAGATTTGCCCGTTATTTTAATTTCAGGATTTAGTCACAAATGGACGGAAACTCAATCTGACACATATAGGGTTATAAATGACAATGTTTGTCATGGTTGTTTTAATATGTGTAGATTAGATGCGAATGATTGGAAATGGTGTCCTTTATTAAAGGACACCAATAGAATGTTTGAATGTACTAAAAGTATAACATCAGAAATGGTTATTTGAGATGAATGAAAATCTTCACAACCTAACCAATGAGGTAAGATAAATTCACCTTCAATAACTTCGTATTCCATAGTATTTTTGAAGCCACGAGATTTCCATACGTCAATAGAATCGTTGTAATATTGTTTAAGAGCATTTACATAATCACGCCACATTACAGAACATGGATGATTTAACCAACCCTTATAAGGTTTACCATCTTTACGTAAACGACCTGTGATTGCAGATATGATTTGGTAAGCCTCAACACGTTGTTTACCTAAACGTTTGTTATCAAGAGATTCTAATGATTTTCTAAAATCTGAATAAGGAAGAAATGTTTGCATAATACAAAGATAAGAAAATAATTTGAATGTAGTGTTGAATATTTGAAAAAAAAGAAGTATATATTAATATAATAAACGTTTAATTTAATAAAAAATGAAAAAATTAGTATTAGTGTGTGTTACGATTTTGACCACAATTTCTCTAATGACTTCTTGTGGTGAAAAAACAGCAACTCAAAATGCTACTGAAGTGGCTACACCTACAGCGTCACCTGAAGCAACTGCGGTTGATTCTACGGCAACTGCTACAGACGTTGTTGTTGACACAACAGAAAATTAATTAGGAACTAACCTAAAAAAGAAAACCCACTTCAAAAGAGTGGGTTTTTTAATTGGTGGAGGTGGAGGGGCTCGAACCCTCGTCCATAACATCCTGTCAGATAAGGACTACACGTTTAGGTTAACATTTTCTAATTTAAACCAACCACTGAAAGGTTATCAAGTACGTTGCCGTATATAAATGTGAATCAGTTTTTAAAGAGATTAACTCAGTCCCTACGTGCCCTTATTCTTCAGCCGATACCTGTCAAATCCAAAAACACCCCCATATTTTCAAAGAACTTATACAAAGATAATATATTTGTTTCTATTATCCAATATATTTATATAAATATGTTGAAAAAAAAGTTTATTTTTGAAAACGATCATGAAGAAGATCCTGACGACTGGTCTGATTATAAAAACATCATGCATTTAGCAAAAAATAGAATCAGTCCATATAGAGTTACTTTTGAAACATCTGATGGTAAAAGTTTTGATGATATTATTGAAGTTACTCGCGATGGTATAATTTTTACTTTTGATGGTTTAGATGAATACTTAAAATTTTTCTTTCCTGATGTTTATGCTGAAGATGATGATGGTGAATATGATGCTAGATATTATGATGCAATGTATAATGGTAGATGGGAGTGGTATGATGACTTTTATAATAGAGATAGTGATGATTGGGGAGAAGGTTATGTTACTGATAGATTAAGAAAAAATCATTTAGAATTAATTAGAGATATATCAAAAACTATTTCACCAAGATTATATACGAAACTATCAAAAATGTTAGAAGAAGGAACTCCTCTTGATTCAGAATTAAATATTGAAATAAGAGATTTTTTAGAGACAATAAATATTGGTGATGAAATAACAGAAGCCTACACAGATGCAAATTATGCTGCAGTTGTGGATGAAGTACCAAAAGGAATTAAAGATACGTATTGTGATTGTTTAAGAAATGTTGGAGTTGAAAGATATAGTAAAAAATATTGTTTTTGGAAATATGAAATGGATTGGGGATCTTGTATGATGTTATATGCTCGTTTTGGAACTGATGAAGATAAACTTTTAGATTTATTATTTGAAGCAATTAGAAAAGATAATATTAGACATTTGCCAGTTTATTATGAAATGCAATATGAATTTTGGGAATTGGAAGAAATACAAAGTGATTCTGAAAAATATGATGAAAAATATTTTGAAGTTTTAGATAAAGTAATGGAACTTGGTGGTGTTAATACTTGGATTACAACAAAAGATAGAAAATATGAAATAAAAATTGATAATATTGAACCAACCAATAGTTTAATAACATATAAAATTAAAGAACCTTATAAGTGGCAAACTAAAGTAGGAAAAACTGATATTGATAGTTTAATTAGTATGATTTATAATGAAAAGTTATTTAACATGATGGAGCATCTTGATAAATTTTCAATACTTAGAAATAAGACGTTCCTTTAATATTTCATAAAGATATACCAAATCATCATCATTTATAAAAAGATTATTACCATCAAATATATCTGATATTATAATGCCATCTTTTTCTTCAATTACATCAATACTTTCTAATTGATGAACAGGGTAATCTTCAATTTCTTCATCATCTTGAAATTGTAATAAAGAGTTCATAACAGTTTGTGGTGTGTATACGATTGGTTTATATTCGTATTTATATTTTTTCAAACCCAATTCTTTAACCATATTTAATCCTGCTGTAATTGCATTTTCAACATCTTCTATTGAAACAAATTCTTGGTTTGAGTGCATATTATAATAACCACAAGACATATTAATACAACAAACATCAATTTTCTTTTTTAATTGTGATATATCAGTATAAGGGTGTGATTGAACAAGCATTTCATTTCCAAACGCATTTTCAATAACATCTAATGTTTTAATAAAAAATTCACTATCACGTTCAAATAAACGAACTCCCGAGCAAATCTCGGATATTAAATGATTACCAGGTGCGTCATATTGAGTGATATAACCAACATCTTGTAAAAAGTTTTCATCACATTTTGAAGATCCGTGACATCCTGTTTCTTCTGAAACAAATAGACCAATTTTTACTTTATCTAAAGTTTTTAATAACTCTAAACAAATAAAAATACCACATTTATCATCACCACCAATACCTGTTGGGTTACCATCTTCGGTGTATGCTTTTAAACATGGGACTTTAACCTCATCAAACTTTTTTCCAAATGTATTAGGTCTGATGAGGTTTTCTTCTTTTACGATGATTTTATCTACCTTATGATGAACGGTGTCCGTATGGGCAATAAACATTGGGTAATATTCACCTTCATTTAATTTGCCTTTAGTTGCGTATATATTCATCATATCATCTCGGTAGTAGGAGACGCCTGGAATTGTGTCTTACAAAGATAATATATTTATTTAATAAAACAAATTTTATGAAAAATATTTTATTAAGTCTTAATGATGGTGAAAAGAAACGAATACTTGAAATGCATTATAACGCGGCAGGTAAAACATTAATATCTAATTATAATGAAAAAAGTGGTAGATTTAGTATAAATGAAGATAATTTGAATTTACCTGAAGTAAGATTGAATTTTCCTGCTGGAGAATATAGACCAACAGAAGCAATTAAAGTAAAATTAAAGGGAGATTTGGCATCTTTAGTTAATTTTATAAAAAATCCCGACCCTGGTTTTAAAAATCATTACATTCAAATTAATGTTGAAGCAAGTGCTGACGCATCTAGACTTAGCCAAAGCGCATTACAATTATGTACTGATTTAGGTATAACATCAAGTATGTCGGCTCAAGAACAAAACGAAGTACTATCAAGGGCCAGAATGCAAACTGCTGTTGATTTAATAAAGAAAATTTTAACAGAAGATTTGGGTATCACCCAAGACGAGTTAGATAAGTCAGTGATAATTAATGGAACAAATAAGGTTAGTACCTCTCAAAACAATCCAAATGATAGATATGTAAAGGCCACTTTTTCTAAAGGAAAAGAAAAAGAAGATGATGTACCACCACCAATTACAGGAGATACGCCACCTGTAATATTAAAATGTAATTTACCTAGTACAAAGTACGAAGGTTATGAAAATAGAAAAACTCCTTATGTGGGGTATCAATCAACATTCTCAACACCAATAGGGGTTGGAGATAAAATGACCGTATATTTTGATCCGTGGGATTATCCAGATGCTTTTTATATTAAAGTAGGTGATGGAGGTGAAGGAAGAGAAGGATTTAGTGGGTTTATTGGTAAAACTTCAATAAATAAACCAGGACAATCAAACTATAGAAATTTTGTAAGAGAACTAGCAAATTTAAAAACTAAAGGAATTAAAACAGATATTGATAACTTTATTAAATCTGTTGGTGGGACATTAACAACTAAAGATGAAGATTATGTGCCGACTGGTAATTTACCTGAACTTAAAAAGAACATTAAAGATACTGCGATTTCTTTTTTAAAGAATGAAAAATGGGCACCATTTTTAACTGCGATGGTTGGAATTAATGATAAAACAAAATGGGATAAAACATCGTTACCTGGTTTTTACGTCGATATGAATTATTTTGAAAAAAGTAACTGGAAAGTAATTAGAAAACTAATTAGAAATGGGGGATTTGGAATACCAAAAGAATGGGATAAAAAGAAAAAAAATGCTTTCTTAAATACGATAAAAAATAGGGAAACAGGGTTGGATGGTGTAAAATTAGAACAAATGAAAATTACTCCAGATGTGTTAGTTGAATTGGTTAAATCTGGTACAATATATTCGTTAGTTTTACTTAGATCAAAATTTGATATAGTTGAAACAGGGAAAAGAAATGCGGAATTAAAGTGGCAATTTACTTTTGATAAACAAACAGAAAACGAAACTATAAAACTTTATGTCTTCTCCCCATTGAAAGGTACTGTATTTTATATGTCCACAAAATGTGAAGTATCATAAAACTAATTGTTTGATAAAACACATTTTTCTAATTCAGGAACGTTTTTAATTGATGTTATAATAACATCATACGTTAAATAACTTTTTTGATAGTCACTTGTTTTATTCGTTACACAAATACCCAATATAATTGGCTTTGAGTATTTATTGTTGTCGAAACTAAACCATTTAACGTGTGTATAATTGTATTTTGAAATTAAAATTTTAAAAACTGAATCCACAAGATTAATAACGTTTTTTTCTGATTTACTAATATTTAATGTAAATTTTTGATAATCGTATGATGCCCATTCATTACTATACCCCGTTTCAAAAATAATTTTGTCTTTATCGATTTTATCATACAATTTATAAAATATTGAACTAATAAAATTAGACTCGTAAGTAGTGTCTATTTTGCCTAAGTTTTTATCTAAACGAATTTGATTTATTGAACTTAATATTGATTCTTTAATCAAATACTCATTTGATTGTGAAAAAACAAAATTTAAAAATAAACAAGAAATTAAGGTTAATAACGTTTTCATAATAGTGTATTTAATTATTTATAATACAAACTTACGAAAACTTTTAGAATCTACAAAATGTTTTTTCTTTTTTTTGTAGGTTTTTTTATTTTAACCTCTGTTTTTTTATCTTTTTCGTTATAAGATAATGTAAATTTAGATCCTTTTTCTGGGCTGTCAGATATTATTTTATCAGTTACCGCATCATCAACCCACTTTTGAATTGTTCTTTTTAGTATTCTCGCACCAAACCTTGTGTCTGTACCCACAGAAATAATGTGTTTTTTCAAACTTTCTTCCACTTCTAATTCAAATTCAATTGATTTTATCCTTTCATAAACTTTTTCAAGTTCCAAGTCAACAATTTTCATTAGATCGGATTCATCTAAATCTTTAAAGTATATAATCTCATCGAATCTATTAATAAACTCAGGCGCAAATTTTTTAAATAACTCTTTTTCTAAAACAGATTTTACTTCTTCTTCCTTTTTTTCAATTTTTGAATTTGTAGAAAACCCAACACCCGTACCAAAATCTTGAACTATTTTTGTACCAACATTAGAGGTCATTAAAATTATACAGTTTTTGAAATTAATTTTTCTTCCGTGTCCGTCAGTTAAAAGCCCTTCATCTAAAATCTGTAAAAAGACGTTAAAAATTTCAGGGTGAGCCTTTTCAATTTCATCTAATAAAATAACAGAATAAGGTTTATTTTTAATTTTATTTAAAAATGGTGAACCGTCTTCATAACCAACATATCCAGGTGATGTTCCTGTTAATTTTGATGTTGCGATCTTATCTGAAAATTCACTCATATCTAACCTAATAAGTGCGTCCTCACTATTAAACATATGTTTTGCTAATTGTTTTGCTAATTCAGTTTTACCGACACCTGAATTACCAATTAATAATCCACTAAATATTGGTTTTTTAGGGTCGTTTAATCCGACCTTATTTCTTTGTATTGCTTTTGTTATTTTTGCAACTGCGTCACCTTGACCAATAACTTTTGTTGATAAAGTGTCTTTTAATGTTTTAAGTATTTCTGTTTCATCAGTTGAGATTTTAGATATCGGAATTTTTGTTATTAATGATGCAACATCATAAACAACATCTTCAGTGACTTCTCTTTTAAATAAATTTCTATTCTTCTCAAACTCAGACTTTTCTCTTTCTAAGTCATTTAAAATTTTTCTTTCTTTATCTCTAAGATTTGCTGCCTCCTCATACCTTTGGCTATTAATAACTTTTACTTTTTCTTCTTTAATCTCTTGTGCCTGTCTTTTTAGATCTTCAATAATTTCAGGTAATTTAATCTCAACTTGTGATCTTGCACCAACCTCATCAATAATATCAAATGCCTTATCGGGAAACTCTCTATCTGTAATATATCTATCAGCCAATTCAACACATAGTTTTAATATATCATCACTATATTTTACTTTATGGTGGTTTTCATATCTATCTTTTACGTTTTTAAGTATTTGTAATGTTTCTTCTTTTGTTGATGGATCAACCATTACTTTTTGGAATCTTCTTTCTAATGCTCCGTCCTTCTCAATGTTTTTTCTATATTCTTCTAACGTTGTTGCTCCGATACATTGTAATTCACCTCTTGATAGTGCTGGTTTAAATATATTTGACGCATCCATTGATCCTGATGAATTTCCAGCACCAATCATTGTATGGATTTCATCAATAAAAACAATAATATCTGGATTGTTATATAATTCTTCCATAATAACTTTCATTCTTTCTTCAAACTGACCCCTATATTTTGTTCCCGCAACAATTGATGTCATATCTAAAGAAACAATTCTCTTACCTGATAAATTTTGTGGACAATCACCCTCAAATATTTTTTTAGCTAAACCTTCAACAATCGCGGTTTTACCACAACCAGGTTCTCCTAATATTATTGGGTTGTTCTTTTTTCTTCTTGATAGAATTTGTGCAATTCTATTAATTTCATTTTCTCTACCGACAACAGGATCTAATTTTCCTTCTTCTGCTAGTTTTATAAGGTCTCTTGAAAAGTTATCTAAAACAGGTGTTTTTGATTTTAATTCAGTATTTTTATTTTTAGATTTTTCTGATTCGTCAAATGATTCAATCATAATACTTTTTTTATTTTTTTATTTGTTCAAAAGTTAAATGAAACTAAACTAATAATCAATATTTTTTTATTATTGTCATATAGTCAGTATGGTACTGACATTTTGTCATGTTTTTATGTTTGGCATTTTATTAGTGTAAAATAATACCAAAATAAACTTATAAAAAAAATAAAATTATGTTTAGTAAAAATTTTGAAAAATTATTTAATGAACTATGGTCATCAGATCCATTTTTAAATGGTGATAATTGGGAAAGAAAAAACTATAAGTCTGAAGATGGTTCTATTTCATTTACCTACATAACAAATAAACGTGGGGGACTGAATAAACAAGATGAAATATCTTTACTGAAACAAAAATTAGATATTTCCGTTGATGAACAAAATTTTGAGGAAGCAGTAGAACTGAGAGACAAAATTAAAAATTTAGAAAAAAATAAAGAAGAAATTACAAAACTTAATAAAGAACTAAATGAATGTGTAAAAAAACAAGATTTTGAAAATGCAATAATAATTAGAGACAAAATTAAAAATTTAAAATAATTCGTTCTTTTTGAGTTTTGAATCCACCCAAAAGGTGGATTTTTTTTTTAATTAATATATTTTATAAATAAAAGATTATGGCAATTAAAAAAACCGACATCATTGGAACAAAAATTATTTGCGAGGTAGAATCAAGTAATTTGAAAAAAACTGAATATGATTTAGATACAAAAAAACTAGTTGTTGAATTTAAAAATGGTATGTCGTATGAATATGAGGAAGTACCTCATAACATATTTACACAATTTAGGTTATCTGATTCACAAGGAAAATTCTTCAATACACAAATATCAAAAACGTATAAATACAAAAAATTAAATAATTAAATTTTTTGCCATATTTATTGTTATGGCGATTAGTAAAAAAATTATAAATAGTTTTTATTTACAGGACGAATTGAATCCTGATGTTTGGGACTTACCAGATGAGAGATATATGGGTGATGAGGACGCCCAAAATTATAAATTAAAACCATTAATCAGAGAGCGACTATTAAAAGTTGCTGAAATTTTCATAGATTATTTAGACACCGATTTATTTATTCAAGATGTTATTTTTGTTGGTTCTTTAGTTGGATATAATTGGAGTGAGTTTTCTGATTTTGATTTACACATTTTAATTGACTTAGACGAAGCGGGTGAAGATAAAGAAATGTACGAAGAATTATTTAGACTAAAAAAATCAATATTCAACGCAGCACACGATATTTCTATTAGAGGTTTTGAAACGGAACTTTATGTTCAAGATTTAAATGAAAAAAATGAAAGTCAAGGTGTTTACTCTATTTTAAACGACAAATGGTTAAAGACACCTAAAAAAGAAGATTTTAAAATAGATGAAAAAAAATTAAAAGAAAAAATTAAACAATGGACTGATATTATTGATGGGGTTTTAGAAAATGCTGAAGATGAAGATATTGAGGGAGCACTAAAACTGGTGAAGAAATATAGGGAAAAACTTAGAAAGTATAGAACCTGTGGGTTAAAAAGAGAAGGAGAGTATTCTTATGAAAATTTGGTTTTTAAATATCTAAGAAGAAACGGTTATATTGGAAAACTTGAAAACTTTAAAAATAAATTTGTAGATAAAAAATTATCTTTAAAGTAATAAAATATAAAGAATAATATAAAATACAAATTAACCGTATATTTATATAAAAAAATATTTTATCACATAATTTGTGTAAATAATATATTAAATAACAAAAAAAAATAATATGGCAGATTTAAGACCACTTGGTAGCGAGAAATTACAAGGAATGGATAAAATTAGAAGGATTTTAGAAATCGCTCAATACAAAGAAACACCAAAACAAAATATAAATGAAACCTCATCTACTGATTACACAATCACGTTAGCCGATGGTTATACATATGGTATTGTTAAAGAAAGATCGGGTTACATAATTAAAAAAGGGTTGAATGAAACTGCTTTGGGTTATTCAGAACCAATACCACAAAGAAAATATTTCAGATCTTATTCTGAAGCGATGAAAAAACTTAATTTGACCGCAGCTGAACTTAATAGAATTTATGAAAATGAGGAAGGTATTGCGTTAATTGGCGAACAAGCCGGTCAAAAAAAAAAGTTCGTACTAAAAGTACCTAAAAAAGGTGGAAACAAAACACCTGATGTTGGGGGATCTGCTCCTGAGGCGTCACCACCAGCACCCGCAGCACCAACAACCCCTCCACCTACAACACCTATGGGAGGCGAAGAAGGTCCGGTAGGTGAACCTACATCTGATACTGGCGGATTACCTGAATTAAGTACAGAACCAACCGCAACACCCGAAAGCGGAGCACCAACAGGAGAACCAGGTGGTGATATGGGAACGACACCTGAATTAAGCACAGAACCGATGGGAGAACCGGGTGGTGATATGGGAACAACACCTGAAGGTGGTGAAGAACCAATGGGAGAACCGATGGGAGAACCTGAAGGTGGTGACGATTTAGATTTAGAAGGTGGAGCAAGACCCCCAAGTTTTAAATCTATTCAAAGATTAACAGGTAAATTAAGTCAAAGACTAAGAACTATAGAAAAAGAAAAAAGTTTAGAATCTGACGACATTAAATACGTTATAAATTCAATTATATCGGCATTAAATTTAGATAATTTAGAAGAAGATGATAGAGATGATATTCTTTCTAAATTTGATGAAGATGAATCAGAATACGGTGCGGAAGGTGAAGGAGATCTTGATATGTCTTCAGAAGATGATTTTGATATGGGTGGATCGGGAGATATGGGGGGACCTGAAGATACAGGAGGTCCTGTTGAGGAACCAATGGAGATGTACAATAGATTTAACGAATCTGTTGTTGAAAAAGTTTTAGGAGGATATTTCAAGTATAAACCTAATGAAAAGAAAATATTAGAAGAAAAAAGAAAAAAGGAATTCTTAAAAAATCAATTAAAAAATGCTGAAATAAAAAAAGAGATAAGAAAAATGTCGGAAAGTATTGAACAGATGAACGCATCTTTTAAACTTTTAAATGAAAATGCTAAGTTTGTTGGAAAAACAAATAAAGAAAATTTAATTTTTACTAAAAACGGAAAACAAATTAAAGTAACTCAAAGAGGAAGAATTATATGAAATTAGTATACATCAACGAATTGGGTCCAAATTATAAAGGAGACAATATATACGAATTTATTTTTTCAGATATGGATGATGTTTGGGGTGAGGATTGGGACGCCGAACCTGCCGCTGGAAAACCACTTCCACCTAATATTGATTACATAGAAAAAGTTGGTGTTTTAAAAAATTCTGAAATAGAATTAATTTTGATTCAAAATTCAGATTATTTTGGTGTTTACGATGCTATAGATGGTGTCATTTCTTTGGGTTGGGAAAATGCGAATAGTGATGATATATTAGTACATAAGAGAAAAAGATTAGTTTTTAATTATGGTGAAAGTGTAAAATCAATAGAAGATAAATTATATGAACGAGACATCGTATTAAATTGGGAAAAAAGTTTTGTTAAAAATGAATCACATTAATTATAAAATAGGAGTGTTATTACACGAAGGGTTTTCTATGAAAACTTTAGAGAATTTCAATAATAAACAAATTGATTTATTATATGAAAAAGTAAAAAAAGAAAAGTCTAAAGAAGTTGATGAGCAGCTAGATATGGTTGTAAAAAAAGAAGACTTAACAAAACCTGAAACGGTTGATGCAATGAAGAAAGTCACCCCCGGTACAAAAGTAACTATCGAAACTGAAGTTACCGAAAAGTCTGTATCAAGAAAACAACAAAAAGCCATGGGAATCGCATTAGCGGCAAAAAAAGGAGATATACCTAAAAGTGAACTGAAAGGATCATCTAAAGAAATGGTTAAAATGTCAAAAAGTGATTTAGAAGATTTTGCATCAACAAAACATAAAGGATTACCGGAGAAAAAAACAAAAAGTAAAAAATCTGAAGTTAAAAAACTTGAAGAGAATATTTTAAAAATAGTGGAAAATCATTTACCTCCACACACAACAAAGGCGGAACTACTTAAAGTTATTAAAGGATACAAAAGATAATGAATGTCTTTATCAAAAGAACAAGCACTTTTAGAATATGCTAAATGCGTAAATGACACACCATACGCGTTAAAAACGTATTTACAAACTTACGACAATACACAATCACAGTACGTACCTTTAGAATTATTTAATGACCAAGTAACCCTTGTAAAAGATTATGATACTTGTGAGGAAAATATAGCACTAAAATACCGACAAGCGGGAGTATCAACAGTAACATCCGCATGGGCATCAAAAAGGTTGGTATTTGCAAACAAGAAAAAACCCGAAAAAATCCTAATCATTGCAAACAAAATGGATACTGCCGTTGAGATGGCGAATAAAGTTAGATCATTTGTTGACCAATGGCCAAAATGGATGGGTGTTGGGTTTTCATCAGAAAAAAACTCACAAAGACACTTTAAATTAACGAATGGTTGTGAGGTTAAGGCGGTTGCAACATCAAAAGATGCCTTACGTGGTTATACACCAACAATACTTATTTTTGATGAGGCAGCATACATCAATGCAGATGAAGACTTTTGGTCTGCATGTATGGCATCCCTTTCAACAGGAGGTAAAGTTATTGTAATTTCAACACCAAATGGATTTGACCCAATTTATTATTCTATTTACAGTCAGGCGGTTAAAGGTATGAATGACTTTAGAATTACTGAAATGTATTGGTTTAGGGATCCAAGATATTCTAAAGATTTAAAATTGGTTAAATGTGATGATATTGTTCATTACATGTTAAATAGAGGTGACTATGAAGATAATGAAATTACAATAGATTATAGTAATATAAAAGTTAGTGAGAGAAACTTTGAAGAAATAAAACAAAAAATAGAAAACGAAGGGTATAAACCTTATAGTTCTTGGTTTGAGGCCATGGCCAAAAAATTAAAGTTTGATAAGAGAAAGATTTCACAAGAGTTGGAATGTAATTTTTTAGGTTCGGGGGATAATGTTATACCTGCTGAAACTATGAAAAAAATTAAAGAAAAACATATTAAAGAACCCGAAAATAAATTTATGGGTGGTGCCCTTTGGCAATGGAAAGAACCCGTTGTTGGTCACAGATACATAATGGGTGTTGACGTTTCAAGAGGTGATAGTGAAGATTTTAGCACTTTATCTATAATTGATTTTGATGAAAGAGAACAAGTATTAGAATATATTGGTAAAGTTCCTCCTGATATTTTAGCAGAAATTGCCTATAAATGGGGTACCATGTATAACGCATTTATTGTGACCGATATTACTGGTGGAATGGGTGTTTCGACATCAAGAAAACTACAAGAACTTGGTTATAAAAATTTATACGTTGATGGTGTTAATCCTGCAGATAAATGGAAGTGGGATCCTAAAAATCAAGATAAAATACCAGGAATTAACTTTAACTCAAAGAGGGTTTTAATAATACAGGCATTTGAAGAAGCGTTAAGATTTGATTTTGTTATGAGGTCACAAAGGTTGTTTAACGAATTAAATACCTTTGTCTATGTAAACGGTAGGCCTGACCACCAAAAAGGACAACATGATGATTTAATAATGGCATTTGCTATGGCAGTTTATGTTGGGGAAACTTCATTCGCACAATTAGAAAAGGCTACGGAGCATGCAAAGGCGATGTTAGAGTCTTGGTCTGTAGAATCTAATAAATATACTGGAGATTATACAAGTTTTAATCCTGGATTACCAATTTCAACATCACAAAACGAAGTTTATAATAGAAGTCAAGTTACTAAAAGTGATTATGAAAAGTATTTATGGTTATTCGGACCTAAAAGGGTTTAAATTAAATTAATTGGTCTTATTTTTTAAATAAAAAAAAATTATGGCAGAACAAAAATATACAGTTTGGCAAAGGTTAGGTAGGGTTTTCGGACCTAACGCAACAATGGACCAGCAAGCACCGGTTTTTAAATTCGATAAAAAACAATTATTAAAAACCGCAGATAAAAATGAATACGAGAAAGAAAAACTTGAAGCCCAACAAACAATGTATGTTGGTAAACAATGGCAAAGAGTTGAGACAAATCTATACCAACAGGCGGTTTATTATGAACCAACAAGAATGGCATCATATTATGATTATGAGTCTATGGAATACACACCTGAAATTTCAGCCGCTTTAGATATATACGCCGAAGAATCAACAACACCCGATCAAGACGGTTTAATTTTGAGGGTTTATTCTGAATCTAAAAGAATAAAACAAGTATTAACCGATCTATTCACAAACAAACTTGACATAAACACTAATTTACCTATGTGGACAAGAAACACATGTAAATTTGGTGATAATTTTATTTATTTAAAATTAGATCCCGAAAATGGGGTTGTTGGGTGTCAACAATTACCTAACATACAAATAGAAAGATTAGAAAAGGGTATGAGATTCCAACCTGACAAATACTCTCAAGAAATGGAAAACGATGCTTTGAAGTTTGTGTGGAAAGAAAAAAACATGGAGTTTAATACTTGGGAAGTTGCTCACTTTAGAATATTGGGAGACGATAGAAAACTACCTTATGGTACTTCTATGTTGGAAAAGGCTAGACGTATTTGGAAGCAATTATTACTTTCAGAAGATGCGATGTTGGTATATAGGGTTTCAAGGGCACCTGAAAGAAGAGTATTCAAAATTTTTGTAGGTAACATGGACGATAAAGATGTCGATGCATATGTTCAAAAAGTCGCAAATAAATTTAAAAGGGATCAAATTGCGGACCCACAAACAGGGAATGTAGATTTAAGATATAATCAATTGGCGGTTGATCAAGATTATTTTATTCCTGTTAGAGATGCCGCTGCGGGTAATCCAATTGACACATTACCGGCAGGTCAAAACTTGGCGGAAATTGCGGACATTGAGTATATCCAAAAGAAATTAGTTACTGCACTTAGAATACCAAAGGCGTATTTAGGATTTGAAGAGGCTGTTGGTGACGGTAAAAATTTATCATTATTAGATATTAGATTTGCAAGAACTATTAATAGAATTCAAAAATCTATGATTGCGGAATTAAACAAAATTGCAATCATACATTTATTTTTATTGGGGTTTGAAGATGAGCTTACAAACTTTACGTTGAGTCTAAATAACCCATCAAAACAAGGTGAACTTTTATCTATTGAAATTTGGAAAGAAAAAATAACTCTTTATAAAGATGCGGTTGCTGAAGTTGCTAATTCATTAGCACCGACATCAGCATCCTGGGCTAAAAAACACATTTTAGGGTTTTCTGATGAAGAAATAAGGTTAGATATCCAACAACAAAGAATAGAAAGGGCAGTTTATGGTGAGTTAGCAAAAACACCTGAAGTTATTACAAAAACAGGAATATTCGATAATATTGACCAATTATATACTAAAAAAGATGCGGGAGCGGCTCCTGGTGGGGCACCTGCACCTGGTGGAGCACCTGCACCTGGTGGAGAACCTGCACCTGGTGGGGCACCACCTGCACCTGAACCACCAGCACCTGGTGGAAGTGAGGTAACACCTGAAAGTTTTAAAAAAAATGATTTAAATTTAATATTAGAAGATAGTATTTTTTATGGTAAAACTTCATTAGATTTATCAAAAGGAAGACTATCTTTAGATCAAGTAGACAAAAAATTGAAAGATTTAATTGATAAGTGATATTTATAAATAAAAATTATATGAACACTTTTGGTACAATTAAAACAAAAATAGAAAACACGTCAGTTGAACTCGCAAAAAAACCTGAATTTAAAAGATTTATATTTGAATTAAATTCATTGATATTAAAAAATAAAGATCTGTGTGAATTATATTACATATATGATGATTTATCATCTAATAAAGGTTTACCTTCAGATATTGCGAATGATTATATAAATGAAACTGTTGAATATTCCCAAGTATTACTTGAAAGTCAATCTAAAAGATTAGAAGATGTTTCTTTTTGGATAAACTCTTGGAACAATAAAAATCAAAACAATTATTCAGACATTGATAACGCGATATACACTACGGGGATTAGAAATTTAGAAAGTATTTTAGAATCTAAAAAAAATATAAAAAATACAATTACAAAAGAAGAAAATAAAACACCCGTAATTGAGAGTGTTAATTTACCAATATCTTCAATGGTAAAAATTGCAAACGAAAATTTAAAAAAAGAATTAGGATCTTTAAATGAAAATGATAAAAACCAACTGGATGAAATATTATCATTAACAGGAGAAGAATTAAAAGAAAATTTTAATGAAGTAAAAAAAATTGTTTTGGAAAATCTTAAACAATCCTTAAACGAGTCTGTGGATAATGATTTACAAAACACTATAAACAAAACAATTAATAAGATAATGGATACCAAGTGTAATCATTATGATTATTATAAACTAAAAAAATTAAGTTTGGGACTATGAAAAAATTTTTTAAAGGAATCGGTAGATTGTTTATGGACAGTCAAGGAAACGCATCTTCAAAAAGGTTTGTAGGGATTCTTTGTGGTGTTTCTCTTTGCATTACTTTATATGCGAACAGTTATACACACGGAGATATCAAACCTTCAGACACATTAGTAAATGCTGTTGCTATGTTGGCGTTTGGTTGTTTAGGTCTTACCTCTACAGAAAAGATTTTTGGAAAAAAATCAGAAGAGAAAAAAGAAGAAACTCAAGAAGAAATTTGATTTTTCTGCTTATATTGAGCCTTTTTAATTTGAGCCCTTCGTTTAACGGAGGGTTTTTTATATTCTTGACGTTCTTGTAATTTTTGGATTTGTTTTGTTTTATATATTTTAAACTTATATGTTTTTAATGCTTGTTCAAGAGACTTTTCATTTTTTACGTGTACTATAATCATAAGTTTTTTTGGTTTTACAATATAAATAGTAAGTATTTTTTTAATTTTTGACAAGTTTATCATTTTTAATTATAATTGTTAAAAATAAACTCGAAAGAAATGAAAAATGAAAAAAGGAAAAACATCAAAATTAAATATTTTTGATGATGCAAAATGTCACTATGGTACAGTCGACTCTAAAGAATTAAAATCAATTTATTTAGTATTACAAACATGGGTTGAACCAATAGTTGATGACGATAATTGGACCAAAATAACAGGATTAATAAAAAGACAAATTTTACATACATTATTAGAAGTTGTTGATTTTACATTATTTGAAAGGAAACAAATAGTCGATCTTGATTTAAGAACCAGCGGAATTCAAAAAAACAAAAAAAGTTTTTTAAATTTAGAAATAACTTTATTTGTTCATGAAAAAAATGTTGATTTTAAATCGTTAATTCTAAGGTCAAAAATAAAAAAAATAATATCTTCAGTTTATTATGATGACCTAAAAAAATCTAAGTATTTTATTTTAAGTAAAACAAAAATAAAAGAAACCGAATTAATATAATATTTATCATAAAAAACATTATGAAAATATTAGGACCAAACGACACAGGTAAAGGAATTTTAGTTGAGTGGGATGCGGGGACAATCAATCCCAATGAATTTAGGAATAGTCAAGTTATAAAAGAATCTTATGGTCAATTAGACCATTCTAAACCTTTTGTTTTTTATGCTACATTACAAAAATATGGAGTACCAAATAGAAATGGTAGAATTTATCCTGAAAAAATATTAAAAAGAGAAGCCGACAGATATAAAGAAATGATTAATAAAGGTATGTCAATATCTGAACTTAATCACCCCGAATCATCTCTTATTGATTTAGATAGGGTGGCTCACTTAATTACTGATGTGTGGTGGGAGGATAATGTATTGATGGGTAAGATTAAATTACTAACCACTCCAGGGTTTCATGAAAGAGGTATTGTTTCTTCTAAAGGCGATGTTGCTGCTAACATGATGAGACAGGGTGTTACAATGGGGGTTTCTTCAAGAGGTGTGGGTTCGTTAGTAAAAAAAGGAGAACAGAATGAAGTGCAAGAAGATTTTGAACTTATATGTTTTGATTTAGTTTCCTCACCTTCAACTCCAGGAGCATACCTTTATTTAAATAAAGAAGATAGGCCAAATTACGAAGAAAAACTAACGGAGAATGAAAATATAGAATCAAATTCTAATCCACTTAGTAAATCTATTGACTTAATGAAAAGATTATCCGATTATTTGGATAAATAAAATTATTAAGACATGGACGAAAAATATTTTGTAGCTAGAGTAACTACCGATATGGTAGATGAAAACACAGGAAAAATTAAAAAAATTAAAGAAGAAAAATTAGTTAAAGGGTATTCACCAACAGATGTTGAGGCTAAGGTAACAAAGGCTTATGAAACATACACAATGGATTGGAGAATAACTGCTATTGTTGAGAGTAAAATCGACGAAGTAATAGAATAAAATAATTTTTTTATAGTGAATTAATTTAACGGGAGTCATAACGACTCCCGTTTTTTTTTGTTTAAACTTAGTTTTTTTCAAAGGGCAGTATATTTATTTATAAAATAAACAATAATAAAGCAAAAAATATTGCATTTTTTATGGAAAAAAACAAATCTGTAGTTGAACAAACTTTATTGCAAATTAAGGCAGTAGAGGATGCTATCAGTGAAAACGCAAAAGGAATACTTGCTTCTACAATGAAACAAGAAATCAGTGAACTAGTAAAAGAATCCCTAAAAGGGAGAAAAAATCTACACGAACAAGATGAAAATGATCCTGAAATGGATGAACCAGAAATTGAAGGTGAAGATCAGCCCGCGACTGACATAGACCCTGAAATGAGTGGAGAAGAAGACGGTGTAGAAGATTCGGAGGTAACGGACGTAGATGTTGCGATGGGAGCCGAAGAAGATAATCAAGAAGAATTACCACCATTAGATATGACTCAGGCTTCTCCAGAAGAAGTATTACGAGTATTTAAGGCAATGGGAGATCAAGACGGTATAATTGTTAAAAAACAAGATGATGGTGACATCCATTTAGTTGATAGTAACAACAATACCGAATACTTAATTTCATTTGGTGGTGAATCTGAACCAACACAAGATAATGTAATGGAAAATGAAGATAAAGATGATTTTTTAAGTGCACTAAACGATTCTTTGTATGGTAGTGAAATGGGAGAACAGTTTGATGATGAAGATTTTATGTCTTTTGATGATGAATTTAGTGAAGGTTATGAAGAAATGGGTGAAAATGAAAATTTTTACGAAATGTCTGAAGATGACTTAGAAGCGGTTATGGAAACATTTAAATATGGTAAAAAACCTAACATGGAAGGAGGATTCAACGAAAAAATGAAGGAAGCACCTAAAAGACATGGAAAAAATGGTAACGCTAAAAGTGCTACTAAATACCCTTCTAAAATGAAACACGGTGTTACTGAAACTGATTACGAAGAAGAAGAGTTTGAAGCTTGGGAAGAAGAAGAGTATGAAGATGTTATGGCTTATGAACAAGATGCTGAAATAGAAACTACTGAAGCATCAAGAACTTTAGGTAATGGTAAATATTGGGGTAGAAAAGGTTTACCTAAACCAAGAACTGCACCTAAACACCTAAGAGTAGAATCGGTTAATAAAGAATTGGTAGTTTTAAGAGAAAAAAATGAAGAATATAAAAAGGCGTTAGACTTCTTTAGAAATAAATTAAATGAAGTTGCTGTTTTTAATTCTAATCTTGCTTATTCTACAAGATTATTTACAGAACATTCAACAACAAAACAAGAAAAGATTAATATTCTTAGAAGATTTGACAACGTTGAAACTTTAAAAGAATCAAAAAATCTTTACAAAACAATCAAAAACGAATTAGATGGAGAAGGGACTAAAAATGTTGTTAAGGAGTCAATAACTGAAAAAGTTATTAAAACACCTAAAACAGGATCGGCAACAAATCTAATCGAAAGTAAAACGTATGAGAATCCTCAGTTCATGAGAATGAAGGATTTAATGGCAAAAATTAAATAAAAAATAAACTTTTTTAAAAAACTGTATATTTATATACAAAATAATAAAAAAATAAACTCTAATTAAAAATTAAAAAATGGGAGCATTATTAGAATCAGGTCTTGTTGGTAATATCGGGTTAAAACACCTTAAAGTTATCAAAGAAGATACAATTAACAAATGGGATAAATTAGGATTCCTAGACGGTCTTAAAGGACACGTTAAAGAGAACATGGCACAATTATATGAAAACCAAGCGTCTCACCTAATAAACGAAGCAGCATCTACTGATAGTTCAGGTTCATTCGAAACTGTAGTATTTCCTATCGTTAGACGCGTATTCTCTAAATTGTTGGCTAACGATTTAGTTTCTGTACAAGCAATGAACTTACCTATCGGTAAATTGTTCTACTTTGTACCAAGAATCCAAGGTTATTCTTCTTCAACCGATCAAACTGCGGCTAATGCTTACGGTGGTAACGCATATCACTATTCACCTGTTGGATCTCCATCTAATACAGGTACTACAGGTGTTGGTGCTGGTTACCCACCTAACGCAAACGCGTTTTCTAAAAGTCTTTATGATTTATTTTATGAAGGTGCTGAAGGTCAATTAAGCCCTCCAGGATTATTTGATTACTCAAAAGGAAAATGGTCAGCGGTTACTTCAACTGCAACCGTTAAAGTTTGGAGTAATGGTTCATTAACTAGTGCAACAAACCAATACCCAAGTGGAACTAACGTAAGAAAAGTTATCTTGGAACTTGGTGGATTTACTCAAGCAGGTACAGGAAAATTAATTGGTCCTGATGGTAGTGAAGTTGATTCTGAAACTTTCCTTTCTGATTTAAGAGTTTTCTCTAACGTTGCAAAGGCTTCTTCAGTTCTATCAGCATCTACACCATGTAATGTTGTTTATAACTCAGACGGTAATCCTAATTCATTATTGTTTAGAGTTGTTACTCAACAATATGGTAAAGGTATTGTAACACCTACATCTACTCAAACACCAACATCATGGGCATCAACAGGAAATGGTGGTTCATATGATAATATCTGTTCTCAAGATGGTAAAATCTTGTTAGAAGTGGATCTTTCTTGTCCTGTATGTGCTGATTGTGATGCTACATCATTAGACGGATACACAGGAACTACTTTAACAGGTGGTTTAAGTGGTACTCCATTCTCAGCAGTTTGGAGAAGATACGCTAACTTAGAATTTGAAGACCAAATTGGTGAGGTTTCTTTTGATTTAGAATCAGTAACTGTTTCTGTAACTGAAAGAAAACTAAGAGCACAATGGTCACCTGAATTGGCACAAGACGTTTCTGCATTCCATAACATCGACGCTGAGGCTGAATTAACAGCATTATTGTCTGAGCAAGTGGCGGCAGAAATCGATAGAGAAATCTTGAGAGACCTTAGAAAGGGAGCGGCTTGGAACCTAAGATGGGATTACAACGGATGGAGAAGAATTTCTCAAACAACATCATACACTCAAAAAGATTGGAATCAAACTTTGATTACAGCAATCAACCAATTGTCAGCACAAATCCACAAATCTACTTTAAGAGGTGGTGCTAACTGGATCGTTGTTTCTTCTGAAGTTTCTGCAATCTTTGATGACCTTGAGTACTTCCACGTATCTAACGCTTCTCCGGAGCAAGATCAGTACAACATGGGTATCGAAAGAGTTGGTACATTAGCAGGTCGTTACCAAGTGTATAGAGATCCATACTTCCCAGCTAACCAAATCCTTATCGGACACAAAGGTTCATCTTTGTTAGACACAGGATATGTATATGCTCCGTATGTACCTCTACAATTAACACCTACAATGTATAACCCATTCAACTTTACACCGATCAAAGGTATAATGACGAGATACGCTAAGAAAATGGTTAACAACCGTTTCTATGGTAGAGTTACAGTTGATGGAGTTAGAACATTCGACTTACAAGAATTGAGATAATCAATATCTTTAGAATAAGGAAAAGGTCAGAGAAATCTGACCTTTTTTGTTTTTATAAAAAATTAGTTTTTTTTACGTATAAGTGTACGTATTTTCACACATACTATATTAGTACACATGTCGTAAATTGACTGTTTATGGGGTACCAAAAAAGGGTTTTTCTTTATATATAGGACTATCTATTGGTGTAAACAAAATAAAACCAATAGAAAATGAAAAACTTAAAAACAACAATCACAACACTTTTAATCAGTTTAGTAACTGTAATATCTTTCGGACAAAAAAGTTCAGTATGGGCTACCGTAGAAAATGTAGAACAACTTCAAAAAAATCAACAATTTATTTCAATACTTACGGACTTACATACTGACTTAACATACTATAAAGCATTTGCATCTTCAAAACAAGAAAAATTACAAAATGTATATGAATTTACTTGTGCTAATTGTGACGTAACCGATTTATACGTATCATTAAGTAGAGTTAGTGGATTAAAAGGTGTTGAGTATGGTCCTACATATGAAACATTAGAAGTACCAAATGACTATAGTTTAGTTTCTACAACAAATTGGGCTTTAGATTTAATCGGGGCTGAAAACGCTTGGGTTTATACAACAGGGGACTCAACAATAAACGTGGCGGTATCAGATCAAAACTTTTACACAAATCACGAAGAATTAACAGGTAAAATCAATTATTATGACAACACAAACACGGCAACAAAAACTCACGGTACGGCCGTGGCAACAATAGTTGCAGGAAACACAAATAATTCAGTAGGTCTTGCATCAATCGGTTATAACACAACACTTAACCTTTATAGAATGAACTATAATGATATGTTAATTGCTTCTTACAACGGTGCTAGAGTAATTAACTTATCTTGGGCATCAGGGTGTAATTATAACACATATGCTCAAATGGCGATAGATGAGGTTTATAATAACGGAACATTTATCGTTGCATCGGCAGGAAACGGAACAACATGTGGAAGTCCTAACGCATTAGTATACCCAGCATCTTACAATCACGTATTCGCAGTAACAAGTGTTGGTTCACAAGATAATATTGAAAAAACAATCGGTAATCCAAACACAAGACACCAAACAAATTCAAGTGTAGATATTTGTGCACCTGGTCACAACGTACCTTTAACAGCAGCACCAGGATGGTATTTGAATTCTTCAGGAACATCATTCGCAGCACCTTACGTTACAGGAACTGTGGCTCTTATGTTATCTGTTAAACCTGATTTAACAAATCAAGAAATAGATTCAATTTTAAGATTAACGGCAACTAACATAGATATTTTAAATCCAAACTATATTGGTAAAATAGGTTCAGGAAGATTAAACTCAGGATTGGCAGTTCAAACAGTATGGAATATGATTCAAGAAGTAGAAGACGGAAATAACGGTCATGGTAACGACGCTGACGGTGTAGATGGTTCTAACCCTGGACAAGGTGGAGGAAACAACGGTAATCAAGGTGGAAATGGAAATCACTTCGGGTGGGATAACAAAGATAAAGTAACTTTAGGTGATGACTTATCAGATGTGACAGTAATTGATATAAATGGTAAAATAACAAACATAGAAAACGCATTACCTGGATTCTACTTTGTTGTTAGCAATAATTTAATAATCAAAAAAATATACAAAAATTAATATGAAAAAGTTTTTAGATAATCTAAAATTGTTCTCTTTAGTCTTTATGACCGTGTTTTCAATAACAACAGTATTCAAGATAATCATTATAGGAGTGTAAATATAAAAGATTTCCCCACAAATATTCATTTACACATTAAAATGGTTGACCAATAAGTAGTTCCCCTATATTTATTTATAGGGGAAATCTTATTTTTAAAAAAATACTTTAATGAAAAAACTGTTTTTTATTCTAACACTTCTAATTTCTTTGGGGGTAAAATCACAATGTAATCAATATTTAATTTACGAAAGTTTTACAAGTACATTAACAACACAAGGAGGTACATGGGGTGTAAATTCCATACTTGCATCGACTTCACCAACTAGAACCGGTAATTATGCCGCAGGATTTAATGGTACCGGAGATTGGATTAGAACACCACAAATTGCAAATCCTGGGGTTCTTTCTTTTTGGTATAGAAGAAGTAGTAACTCAACT